GCGTCTCCGCCCCACCGGAGCCCGGCCCGGATGCGTCATCTTCTTCGCCACTCGTATTTACGCTGGCCTTCGCTCTCGCATTGTTCGCAGTATTGCGAGCTTGCGCTTGCGAAATTGTTTCCATGTTGACCGGCACCAGCGGCTCATCGAGTCCTGGGATTGGATTTCTGCCTTCAAGAGCGCGGATCTCGTTACGCGGCATCCAGGTCTGCGCCGCGAGCTGATAAGCCTCGTAACGCGATTTCATGTCGCCGCGGTAGAGCGCATCCATATTGAAAACTGCGAAGAAATCTCCCGCTGCGGATTCAAATGCACGCAATGAAGAAACAACGTCAGCGTCCAAACGCCGCTCCAGGCGCACGATTCGGGGCCGCTGGCAATCGGTTGCAAACTCGATGTTCTGCTGCTCAATGTTGCTGTTTTTGATAATAACTAACTCGCCAATAAAGTTGTGGTCCCCATCCACCGAGAGATCAAAGACCGGTTCGGCATCCTGGGACGTATCGATACTCTGAATCGCAGTCGAGTGCATGCCCGGACCGAAGTCGCTAAATAATTTTCTTTCGGACGGATAGACATGGCAGGTTCTCTTAAATCGATTCGCACGCCGCGCCTCGATTCGTTCTCGGTACATCGGCGTATGGCTTCCGATGCGCTCAAGGTCCTCGATGTTGGAGCAGACGAAGCCCCAAAGAATATGCGTGTATTCCCCATGATCACCGCCGAAATCACTCGTTATCTCAGCATCAAAAAGGTTGCCGACATGAATGCCCGCACTGACGCACAAATGACGCACTTGGTCGAGCATGTCATGGTTGACGGACACATATCTAATGTGGTGCCCATCTTTTTGAATCGTTCCATCCGCGTCGAGGTAGCCACGCAAAAACGCAAACTTCAGTTCGTTCGTGAGGCCGAAAATCCATTCTGGAATGCTTTTTGTTTTCGCCGTGCCGACCAGGCCGCAGGCTTCGAGCTCCTCATAGGCGGCCTGTGAATAAAACATGGTCGTGTTCTTATCGCGAAGATGGGCGCGGAGAACGCGATTGAAACTTGAATGATTTAGCGTGCGGCGCTGGAATAGACTCTCAATCTGCCGCACATAGTAGGGCATGAAGCTCGCATTTTCCGCGTGCGAGATTCCAAAAGTTGTTCCCTTGCCAGTCTTGGCCGTTCTCGCGTAGAAGCCATCACCAAGCAGCAGCCCCAGCACTTCCATGAAGGGAACTGTCGCTTTCCGTGTGGGTGCATCGGTTCCGTTTTGCTCAGGGAGCGCATTGACCGCGACCAGTTCGTCATCTGGCTTCAGTTCGCCGGCAGGAACGTAATCATTCGCGAATGCGCGGCGATATTTCCAGCCGTCTTTTCTTACGTGATATCTTCCGCGGCCGCCTTTGTATTCTTCCTGAATTTCACGACGGACTAAAAGTTTGTGTTTTGCGTTGCAGCGGATCGTCCGATTCATCGCGCGGATGGTGAGGATGCGATCTTCGCCGGTGCAGGCCGAGCGCAGAACTTTGTTGAGGACTAATGCGCCCTCCGAGTTCATGCTCCAGACACGTTCACCTTCCACGATGTCGCGGATGGGCTTTGGGCCGAATTCCGTCGAGACTAGAACGTCTCCCGGTAAACAGAACGTGCCGCGGGACAAGTCGCCTATTTTATGCGGAGGTACGCGCCAAGCGCCACATATTTCGACTCGCGATGCCGCTGACGCTTCGATTAACTGCGAATCCTTATTCGTGAGCCCGAGCATTTTAACCGTCATGCCCGGCGGCAAAGACATGACTCTGAAAGCGCCTTCGCCGGTAAATTTTTCCTCGATCGAGTTGGTCAGCTTCTCGCGCGCTTCCTCAGTCTGCTTCAACGCTGACTCAATCGCCATGCCCGGAATCGCGTTGTTGCGGAAATAACGGGCTCGGTGTTCTTGTTGCGCAAGGCCGACTCCGATCACTTCGGCCAATGCGCTGACCGTGGAGATTCCTAAAATTCCATCGAAGGACCATCCCCGCATGTGCAGGATTTCATCCTGAGTGTAGCGATCAATTTGTCCAGTGGAATACTGCGTGACTTCGTAGCGCAGTCGGCTGTTCGGAAGTAAGTAAACTCGGACCCGATCGGGATGCACTGGGATGAGTTGATCGATCGCCCGCCCGTTCCCCGGTACTTTTATTGCATAAGCGTTACCGCGGAGTTCAAGATGCGCCTGCATCAGTTCGAAAAATTCCATTCCTGTCTGCCATTGGTTCGGCTTGAGGAATAATTCTTGCGCGGGATGATCCGTAGCCGCATCACGTCCGCCGCTTTTGCGCTCTCGATAGATGCCAATGGGAAGCGAGCCCAGGGTTTCCGCGCATACGCGCGTGCAGGCAAAGACCGCAGCTAGTCGTGTGGCCGTACCCGGAGAAACATTCGGCCCGGCCGCACTTCTGTGACCGAGGCCGTGATACCAGTAATCTGAATCAGGCGAAGGCGAGCCAATTATTCCTAACCCAGCATCGGCGCGAAAGGACAGACTAGAGAAAAATCCGCCGATTCGCTTGGTCAGGCGCATTTATTCAACACTCCGGACGTTCGCGGCCGAAATGCAGCCGGCGATGAGCAGGACAAGGCCGCCCACAATCAAGGACGCAGCTCGGGAGAAATGGAAGACACCACCCATGAGCATGAAGAATCCGCAGATTAAGAAGAGGCCACGATGTCTCATGGAAGCTGTCTCATGCGAAGTAAACCTGTCCGCTAGATCCGCAAGCGTCTGGATTCGCCGCCGCTCGCCCCGTTGCCATGATCGAAGCAACAGCCCCATCAATCTTCCGTGGAGAGTTCGGATTCCCCGGTTTTGCGCACATCAAATTGCCGCGCCCGTCATCTTCTACGACTAGATTGTCCACGTTGAATGTGAGTAAGGGATTCATGCCGTGTACGAAGTCTTTGCCCAAAATCTGCCGCTGAAATTCCTGAATCGGCCCGGTCATTGAGATTGGACCCTGGCGGTGTTCGACGACGTTGACGCTCTCGGCCATCAATTCTTGAACGAGTTGGAAGGAAAATCGCGGATCGTAGGCTAATTCTTCAATCACGTAATCCCGGTCCAGTTGCAGGATGTCTTCCCGCAAGACGGCATAGTCGGTGCGCACGCCGGAAGTAAGTTTCAGGAATCCGCCTTCGACCCACTGCTCGAATCCGTAGCGCTCTTTCAGGACTTTGTGCTGATCGACGTCGGCTGGAACCCATGACCAGAGGAGTAATACAGGTTTCAGAACCTTTGGCTGCTTTGGGAAGTAAAGCGCTAAACAAGTGAAATCGTTGACCGCTCCGAGATCCAATCCGCCAAAGCAGATGCAGCCTTTCAAATATTCTATTTTGTGCCGGCGCCAGGCTACGGGGTCACCGATATACAATTCGCTCATGCTCGGCTTTCGAAACCGCAACCTGTTCGCGATCGGCGATATGGTTGTGACTACCGAAGAATGGAATCGGACCAATCCGGCTCTCCGGGGAAGGGTCACAGGCTTTGGAAGAAAGTCCCACTTAGTGAGAGTGCAGAAGGAAGGCCTAACTCGGAACGGAAGGGCCTATCAAACCACAACCTACTGCGTAAATTTCTGGCAGAAAGAGCCTTAAACCGCCACTTCTTCCCACGCACAAGCTCTCCACGCCTCCGGAGAGATAAAATGCTCTACGCTCTGCGTCCAGATGCAAAAGTTTAGCCGCTGGATCAGATTCCGGCTGGATGGCATCTCCAGTGCCGCCTTCACTTGCTTATGCAGGTAGTCTCGCGGAAGAATTGCATCGAGTCCGGGATTCGCTTTGACCCAGACACTTTCATCCAGCCAGTTATCGCAGTTGTCGCAATTTGGCTGATCTTTCCCTCTTGATCGGCAATCGTCGCATACGTCTAAGTGGCAGATGAAGCCGAACCAGGAATCGTTGGTGAAGATCTTCTCAAGGATCTGTCTCGTGTATTCGTGATGCTGCCAGCAGATGGTTTCCCGGTCATGGCCAGAATTCGTAATTTCAAAGACTAGCGGCTGTCTGCGGTGCTTGAATCCTGCGACCAGCTTGTCTACGATCTGCGAATCTTTATGTTCGTGTAACTCGTCAACGATGACAACGTGCGGTCTGGGACCGTCGAGATTGTCTCGGTCGGCTGCGATCGGCCGCATGAAAGACGCGCCACAGCTTAAATTCCCGCTGGTGTAGCGGTTCGAGCAGCCATACTTCTTGACCAGTTTCCTGAGTTCTGGCGAAGCGTCGACCATGAGAGCCGCGTCCTTGAAGCCAATCGCGGACTGCTCTTTTGTCGGGGCGACTAGATAGACTTCTGAGCTGGGTTCTTCGTCTCCGGTGATGCCGTATAATCCCACTCCCGAAGCAAGCGGAGTTTTTCTGTTACCTTTACCGATTTCAATGTAGGCCGTCTGAAACCTGCGATATCCATCCGCTTTCTTCCAGCCGAAGAGATTCGCCAAGACAAACTGCTCATATCCCACTGGAGGCTTTGAAGGGAAAGCCAGGTCGCGAAAGAATTTGATGATTGCGACTGCGGCGCCCTGATCGAAGCGTAATCCGCGGGAAGGACCGTTCTGAAGATCATCGACAAACCGTTCAACCGCCAGAAACATCAGCCTTCCGGTTGGAATGTTTCCAGTCAGAACGTCTAATGAATATCTTGCAACGGTGGGGATTCTGCGGCAGTGCTCGGCTAATAATTTCTCGGCAGCCGATGTCTTCCACTTACTCGAATGTTGGATCACGCGATTCTGACGTGTAACTGGCGAGCGTTGGGAACTCTCTCAAAAGGAATGGGCCGTTGCCGATTGGGACGGGACCGGGAGAATTTCCGAGCCCGAGCATCCAAAGAACCGTTCTCCAAAAGATGCGGACGCCATGACGAGGGGAAAGCAGCAATAGGGGAACGGGGCATTTGTATCGGATGCCGCAATGATCGACCCATGCCATTTCCGCATTCCGGTCCCGGACCCAAAACATCATGGCCTAGCGTTTCTCTCCCAGCCCCTGCGAACATCCCGGACAATAGACCAGTACAGTCTTCGTGCTGACTACTAGATTCCTTCCACACTTGCCGCAGGGAAGAATCTTCGTGGTCAACGGGATCTCGATTAAGTTGGCGGGAGCGCTCATTTCAATTTCCTGGACGTTCAAAGCTTCGGGTCGGATACGGAACGTATCGGGCCAACCATTTGCCATGTTTAATTCACCACGTCATCCCCTGCACTCTTCGCTCGCAGGATCGCATCCAGTGCTGTCTCCGGCTGTCTGTCTGGAATCTTCCCCACACTCAATCCAGATCGTGATATTTGTGCTGGATCACGATTTCTTAGATTCCAGCGCCAACCATTCCCTCTGCCATTTCTCCCAAACTTCTAAGGGAACGCCGTGACGCACTGCCGTGGCCAAGCTAATTCGATCCCAGAATCGCCATTTCAACCACTTAATTGACCACGTCATCACCGGCGCTTTTTGCTCGTAAAATCGCATCCAGTGCCGTCTCCGGCTGTCTGTCCGGGATCTTCCCCACACTCAATCCCGATCGTGATACTGGATCCAGTCCAAAGGCCTGCCAACCTGCCCGCATGTGCTTCAGAGCATCGCTTCGCACTCGCACGGCTGGAGAAGTTCTTAATTCTCCGATTCCAGTTTTTTCATCCACGGTAACGTTAAAAGCCCCAGACTTTTCAATTGCCGTCTCTGCTTTGCGGAAGAGTACAAAACTGGAGCACAAAGCCGCAATGGCTAGTCCGTCCGTGATAAACAGCGCATTATTCTCTTTCAGGATGGCCACAATCTCCGGCCATACCGCTTGCGCTTCTCGGGTCATGCCGCTCGGCAACTTCGGCTCGCCGGGGAGTGCCTGCCGTTCCTTCCGGTTCAGTTTCCGTTTGCCCGGATTGCCGTCCCGCAGCTTCTGCGCCAGCGTTTTACGATTCTTGCCGCCTGATCGACCTCGAACGCCGCCCATAAAATGCTTTTCTCGCTTCCTGATGCACAGCGTACAATTCGCTCACTATGTACGCCGCTGTTGTCCATCGATATTTCGAGACAGTTTATCTTGAGGAAGAGGAACTGAAAGATGCTCTGCGCCACGTCTTTTCGGAGGAGCATTTCTTCGTGGGCGTGATAGAGCGGGAAACATCGAAAGTGTGGATTCCGGCCACCACAGCCATTGGCTTCTCGCGGCAGGATGCGATAGAAGAACTATCAGAAGTTCTTGGTCGTGAACCGGAAGAGATCGTCACGTTTAACCAGGACGGCGACCTAGATGCTGGCTAAAGCCTTCACTACTTCTCGCTCATCCCACAGTCCGCGATTTTCTAAAGACGTTTTCCTTGCGTGGTCTTCATGGCACGATCCTCGTAAATTATCCAGATCAAAGAACATTCCGGAATCGCCGCCATGCTGTGCGATATACACTTCTGCCCGAATGATGTGATCCACGTCCACGCTGAATCCGCGGCCCTCGCACAATATCCCAATCTGGCAGAAAGGATCACGCGCTAAGACCTGTCTCCGGATCCCTCTTCGCCCGCGCCAGGCCCAGGAGTCGTAAAGTCGCTTGAAGCCATCTTCGCGTCGGACTCGACTGCGATCAGCGCCATCTCGTAACGACCGATTTTTAAGCTGATGAGCTTCACAAAATCTTGAGCCATCGGTTATCTTTCCGCACTCGGGACAAATCTGCGGAGGACGGAGTGAGATCCGTTGGCGCTCCGGCCAGGTAAGATCGAGCAGCGCAGCTCGAACGCGAACTCGTTCCGCTTCCTGCTTCAAAACTGCTTCCAGGCCGTCCGGCGTAAGCAGTCGGCCCAGAGGCGTTCGCAGGGTTCGGCGGATCTTCTTCCCATACGAGAGCTTCTTCACTGAATCAAGCCCCGGCGAATCGCTTGCGCAACCGCGTGGCAGGTATTATCCGCTCCGAGCTTTAAGCAGGCGGAATGCCGTTGATTCTTGAGCGTGGCCAAAGCCAGTCCCAGAAGCCTCGCGCTCGATCCGCAACTCTCCCCATCCGCCGCCAGTTGCAAGGCCCGCACTTCGGCTGGCGCTAGAACGGGATGAATTACAGCCACCGATGCGCTCATAAAGTCTTTATCGAAACAACCGAGTCAGAATTCCCAGAATCTCCGGCGCTCGCGTCAGCCCCGCCGTGATGATCGCTACCACAATCGCGTTGCGCAGTTTCAAGTTGAAGACCTGCTGCTGGATCTCTCCGGCGCTTTTCTGAAGCTTGCGAATGTGATTTCCCTGCACATTGACCGCTTCGAGCAGTTTCTCCGGTTTCGCGGACTCCGCCCCATCATACTGCGGCGTGCGGTCATCTTTATTCAACGTCCCAAGTTTCCTAGCCCGCTCGAGAGTGGCCAGGCTCACGATGGGCCTTGATCGCAGGGAAGAGTTCATAGGAATCGAAGACAATGGCGGCTAGGATCTGGCACATCTCATCCGATAGCGTTTCGCCGCCTGGTCGAGCCCGCAACAGTACGCGGTCAATCAGGTCAACGACTTCGTCAAATGTCTGATCGGACGGAACGACCAAAATAAATCACGCTAAAGATGCCCCGACCTGTGGCCACGATCCAAACGCTAACGGTGCCTTCGGGTCATACGTTCCCTCCAGGCGCCGGCCGATCGCGTTGATCTTCTGCTGTGCTCTCAATACCAAGTGCCGTAGGGGAGGTTCGTTCGGACTGGCACTATTTGGCGTGATGCCGACATTTGCCTGAATCTCGCTCAGGGAAATACTGGCTCTGGAGTCGGACGAGGAACTGCACACAAACTGGTGCAGCAGAGGCTCTAGTTCCGCAAGTTGAAAAGCGCGTTTATGATTGATGAACTTTCCCCGCCCCGCAGCCTGCATAGCGAAAGCCTGGATTTTTGTTACCTCATAGCGCGTGGCAAGACTCTGATTCTGATTCAAGTGATAGAGGGGAATGGATTCGATCTCGACGGGCACGAGAAAGCATGACGCGGTTTCGCTGGACGCGGGAAAGCGGCAGCCGTGGCGGCGGCAATCGCGATTGCAGCGATGACTGGATAGCATGAATAGGGATGGATTTGGAACGGAGTACTGCGACCAGGGATGCGTTTGGTTGCCGGACGTCGCCGGAACAGACCATGTCGACACGAGTAGAGAAAATTCGGCGAGCGCCGAGAAAGAAAGGAACCGTGTCGCAAACCATTCTGCCTGTTTCATCAAAAATTCTCCTGTTACCGAGGTAACTCCGTAACTCCTAGCAATCTGAGGAGATAGAACCCGACCTTGGAAACACTTCGAGGACGTAAACCTTCAGCGCTTCCACTTCCTGAATGGCGCAGCCGGCAAACGTATACGATTCTTTCTGCGCTTCGATCAGCCGGCGGACGGCTTCGAGATGAGCGATCGCTTCATCTTGCCATTCCATGCAAAAACCTCATTTCGGCGTTTTTCATTCGGTGCGGGTTTTCGTGCGAAACTGCAAGCCGGTCGCAGCGCCCTTGGCCCGAGAGATGTGACCCCATACCCCTATCCCGCTGATAATACAGCATTAAGGCATGTCACATGGCCCTATATTTGGAGGGTTTCGTACCATCCGAGTTAGCGTACCACTTGGAGTCTTTACAAATGTGTACAGAATAAACTTCGCTGATCCTTCGCCTTGAGAGCTTGCGCGGATCGTGCGCCAATGGCTTGCGAATCGCTGGCAGAAAGGGAAGCGCTGGCCAAGATCAGCTCGAGCGCTTGGGCGGGATGTAATCGCTGGCCAGTTTGGGGCGAGCGCTGTCCAGGTCTAGCTCTCGAATGAGCTGTTGCTCTATGTAATCCATGATTACCACGTCATCATCGTCCAGGTTGAGCGGAATCGAGATTCGCGCATGGTCTGGTTGTCCGAAGTGAGAATGAATCAAACGCATCGCAGCATCTTTGGCGCGCTGGTGGGAGATCGGCACAGCTCGCCGCGTCATCGTGAGGGAATTACGATTCCGGGGCGCGATAGGATGCGGGAAGCTATCTTCCATGCCGAAGATTCTAGCACGCAAGAAAATGCGCCAGCGTTTGGGGAAGCGCTGGCGCGATAGGGAACCTAAACAAGCTAATTCCAAGCAGCCGCCGAAAGGAAACGAGATACTTCTTTGGCCATTGCATAAGCGCTGTCGGAGCTGTACGTCTTGGCGCAGCCAAAGTCTATGTATGCTGGCGCATCGTCTTGGCGCTCCTGGCGCGTGATCGCTCCAACGTGAATGTAATAGCCTTCGCTTCCGCCTTCCACGGCAAAGGCTACAAGATTCCAATACTTCTCAGGAATGAAACCCGTAACGCGGTAGGTAGAAAAGTCATACTCTTCTGCCATTTTCCCGCAATGTGCGTTGATTGCTTTGAGGAGCGATTGAATTGTGGCCATTTCCACGCGATGCGTGATACACAGCTCGGGCGCAAAGTCACAGCGCTTGCAAGCCTCTTCCGCGTGCGCATAATACTCGAACGTGCCCACGGGCGTCTCGTAAAAGTCACTTCTCAGTTTGAAATCCGTTACCATGTCCGCGCTAGTCATAATGTGCCTCCGTTTTGAGTTAGCTGCTCAAAATTGCGCCAAGATGAGAGAATCCGGGCGCAATCCTCAGAAGCTAGTTTTCAGCGAAAACATAGCCCGTGATCCTTCCGTCTACACGGTACGGGCGCAGCTCATCGCATCCCGTTTCATCGTCAATGCAAACGTCGAATCCGCGCGTGACCAGGATTCCAGCTTGATCCAGTACCCGCGTTACGATCTGGGAAGACTTGCGTGCTATAGCGGATGATGTCAGGACTGAGACAATCGACATCCGTAGTGAATTTAATCCTTCCGTTTCGAGACTCGCCGACATGATAGGTAATCATCTGAATTTCTCCTCATTTGGATTAGCTGCTCAAAACCGCACCAAAGCGTAAGCTCGGATGCGGTCCTCAGAAGCTAGTTATATTGTGAAATAACGGAATCCAGCAGACTGCCAGATCCGGGCGCAGACTGTGGAACGATCGGCCGCGAATAGATTGCGCGTGCTGGCATCAATGGCGCGCCATCCGTAGATTGCAGGATCACTTCGAGCGCTTCACTCTTCAGCCGGTCACCGGTTCCCACAAGTGCATTTTCCGCGCGTGCTTTCTCTACGCTATAGTCCTTCCGGCCGTCTGTGATTCGAGCAGATCGTTCATGGTCGGTGTACTCCGTCACAGCGTTCAAAAGGTTATAAGCGCTGCCACGAATGACGGGAAAAGCATTTTTATCATTCGATTCGTACAGGCGGAGAATATCGGCGAGCACGTTTTCACGGCGCGTGGTATTGGATTCGGTATCCTTTGGCTTAGGGAACAAACGGTCGAAGATGCTGGCCATTGTTTCGCGCGTCATCTTGCGCGCGGCTAACAGGTTTAGCTTCTCTTCGAGCGCTTTGGCATCCGCTCCGACACCTTGCATTAAGCGCTTCGCATGATCCAGACGGCGCTCTGCATCGCGCGTGTGCTTCACTCGCACCATGGCGCCACCAGCAGAAAGCGCCATATTTAGCGTGTTTTGGCACACTACCCGAACCGTGGACATCTTCGCTGTAGCTGCCATGCTGCCATCATGGCTAGTCGTGAAAAGCAAGTACACTTCGCTCTTGTCTTCGCCTGCTACCATGATCGTCTGAGGAACTTTGGCCAAGCACCAAATGCGCTCGCCATTGCCCAAAGCGCCAGCGCTCTCGTAATGTGCGCCCGTCTCGCTCTCAATTAGCGCGTCTACGAAATCAAAAGCGTATTCATTCTGGATTGTCTGATACTGTGCTCCCACCGTGCCCAAGTATGCTTTGTCTGTGCTGCGCACGATTCCCCATGCCGGTATTGCAGCGAAGTCTGATCCGACCGGCAGATAGAGCTGTTGTTTTTCCACGGTCCAATCCAGACCAGCTAACGTCATGGCTTCCATCCAGTTCACTGCGCCATCGGTGCGCTGGCCTAGTTTGTGCCAGGCTGCTTCACGGTTTCCAACGCAAAACATATGTGCTACACCATTACGCTGCCAGATATTGTGAGCCATTGTCTTATTCTCCGAGTCCGAAGGTTAGCTGCTACTTACTAACCTACAGTACAATAGGATAAACTGTCAATAGCTAATTGCATTGTGTCCTATTTATTTCGTTTAGAGCTGTGTAGGAATTGCCTAGCAGGGAATTCGCAGGTTTCGAGCGCTCATCCTTTATATGTGTGCTGGCCATGATTCCAAAACCTGGCGCTCGCTCGCCGTCCGAGTAGATCGCAAAGGAAACAGGTAGTAATTCTGAGTGCGCCCCGTTTTCAGGCTTGTTGAAGATTCCCGCCGCGAAAAATAAATTCGATTTTCCTCTTGACAGTTTATCCTATTCGGACTAGCTTACTACCAGAGCAGCTAACTCTGAATCAGGAGCACGATCATGGAATTGCAATTAAGTTCTCCGGCCGCGCCAGATGCGGCAATCCTGCAAACTGGATTCGATTTCCCGCAGTCCTTAACCATGAAGTATCAGCCGCGCCAGTTTGAAGACTTCGCCGGCCTGGAAAAGCAGAAAAGGATCATGGCCAAGTTCGCGGCCAGTCCTTATCCCACGTCATTCCTGTTTTGTGGCGCAGCCGGTACGGGCAAAACTACAATGGCGCTCGCCCTGGCCGCCGCAATTCCGGCAGAGCTGCATCACATTCCATCGCAGGAGTGTAATATCGCAAACCTGGATCGTGCGTGCTACTCGTGCCATTACGTGCCCATGAGCGGATTGAAGATGCACCTTGTTCTGGTAGACGAAGCGGACAAGATGAGCAGCGCTGCACAGCTCGCGCTATTGAGCAAACTGGATGGCACGAATCCGCCTCCGGCCACGGTCTTCATTTTTACTTGCAATACCACGGCTGGCTTAGAGGATCGCTTTCTATCACGCTCTAAGGTGCTGGAATTCAGCACGTATGGATTAGGTTCACAAGCGGCCGACCTGTTAGCCCGCGTTTGGAAGTCTGAAGCGCCCGGAGATGCAGCCGCGCCAAACTTCGCTCGCATCGTAAAGGATTCGAATAACAATGTGCGGGAATCTTTGCAGCGTTTGGAAACAGAACTACTTGCAGCCTAGCGATTGAGGAGTGCGCCCGGTATTCGCGCTTGGCCCACTTCTGAGCAGCTAATTCAAATGAGGAGAATTCAGATGACTAAAAGCAAACGATTACAGCAGACACTGGATCAGATATCAGGAGCCGCAGCCGAAGTGCTTAGACCGACGACTCCGACACTCGCGCAAGCGCTGCGCAACAGCCATAACCCAGACAACTTGCGCCTATACGTTGACGGCGAACTGTCCCACGAAGACGTTGCAACCATTTTGGCGGCGCTGCGCTATTGGCAAGCTAGAACGCTAGAAGGCGAGCGAAAAGACTTCGAGCACTTCGAGGATGGTACGCAGCCGCTGACCGACAGGCAGATTAACAACCTTTGCGAGCGCATCAATTTAGGGCCGGGGCCGGTCACGAATGAGCAGGATGAGAGCCTTTGCACTTGTGCGAATCGCTCATGGTATGGCGAAGAACACGATACAGCGTGCGAATTGGAAGGGAAACGTTAGGCTTTTGAGGAGTGCGCCCGGTTTTCCCACTTGGCCCACTTCTGAGCAGCTAAAACTGAAAAGGAGAATCAGCCCCATGAAACCCAAGCAGCAGGTAGCCCCAACGCCATGCGATGTCATCACGAATTTGGAGTGGACGCAGATCGTTTCGTCACTCAAGGCCAAGATCAAATCACCCGTGACCGCTGGCAGTGACCGCGAATCGAAAGACTGGCGCAATCACTTGCGCGAGATCAAACAGGCCATCGTGGACGGCGAGCAGGCATCATTAAACGCGGAGGACTGGACGGAAATCTACTATTCGATAGATGCCGAGGAGTCGGAACTTTTGAGCAAGCTAGGACCGGATGGCTGCAACATGGTGACCGACTAGCTTTTGAGGACTGCGCCCGGTTTTAGAACTTGACGCAGTTCTGAGCAGCTAAAACGAAAAGGAGAATCATTATGGCAACGCCGAAAAGCAACAAGATGACGCGCACCGAAACCCTCTTAGAAGTAGTTGAAAACAATCACGAATGGGGAAACGATGACATCAGGGGGAATCCCGGATGGAATGGCAACGTGCTGATCTCTGACACTTGCACCGTCTGCGGACTGGAGCGAACAAAGTACACATGGCACGACAGGGCTGATGAATACCGATTTGAAAACTCCAGCGGGGAAGAGCTGACGTTGAAAGAAGCCGCAGAACTGGAATGCTAATTTAGCGTCCAAGCGTGAAATCTTGCTTTGGCACAGCTTTTTTCAAGCAGCTAACCCAGAAAAGGAGCACACGTCGCAAATCACGCCGGACGCGCGAAAAAGCATAGCACACAATATTCAGAAGGGAATTCATTTATGCCAAACTGCAAGCTTCATCCTCACACTCAATTAGTTTGTCCTTCCTGCATTGCAGCTAAAAATGCTGGAGTGACCAGTAAAGCCAAAGCTAAAGCTAGTGCCAGGAATGGCAGATTAGGAGGAAGGCCGCCCAAGCATATTGAAGGCTTGCCCGGATTTTACCTCGCTGCCACGTGCAGATACGAGCGGCTGCGCGATGACCGAGCGAAGCGGCAAAATAGTGAGTGCGCCCGGTTTTCACTCCGGAGCAATTTCGCCGCCGCGAAACCAAATTCGGATCGTGCTACACTCATTTCAATCAATCCGGGATAAAGAAGACTGTCAGGAAAGCCTCGGTGTCACCAGCCGGGGCTTTTGTTCGCTCTGGCAGATTTCTCCGCCGACCTCCTAAACGTACCGAATTTACGTGCAGACCCATCCTACGTGCTTTCACTGAAGTCTTTCGCGCGGATCGGCTGCTTTCGCTCAGTCTGCAAATGGCGGAATCCCGGCACAGTGAGGACGCGCGCCCAGGTTTCCTGTGGAGTCTCAGGCTTAACGGGCTGGATGGATCTTGGATCGGTTGGCGGACGAGCCATGGGAATGCCTCATAGTTTGTGCAGATTTGAATAGTTTATCGTTCCCGCCGCAATTCCGCCCCGCTTTCGCACACGATTTCCGAAAACTATTTTCATTCCCCTATTGACAGAATTCTGCTTAAAGGAGTACACCTTGGTGCATATGGCAACTCAAACCATCAAGGTCGAGATCATTAAATGCACATGCGAGGTCTGCGGCCATCAGTGGAAGACCGAAGAAAAACCACTTCGTTGCGCCAAATGCAAAACACCGTACTGGGATCGAAAATCGAAATGAGTGATTTCTCGTGCCATTACGTGCCCATGAGCGGATTGAAGATGCACCTTGTTCTGGTAGACGAAGCGGACAAGATGTCGAGCGCTGCGCAATTGGCGCTCTTGAGCAAACTGGATGGCACGAATCCGCGAGACGGCCCGCGATTACTATTTGGCGTCTGGTCAAGCGAACTCAGCGCCAACTCAAGCGACACTTGATCGGATCGACACGACAGAGCATCACAAAGTCCTCGCTGAACTTGACCCTTGGCTGAGATTGCGTGGCGCTGCGCCCCAATTACTGGAAGCGCTCCTAGTCTCTTTGCCAACTTTGGAATCATGGGCAAATGGACTCACTGGCGTGGACTCACGAATCGATGAAGTGATTGTCCAGGTTAGGGCTGCGATCAAGGCTGCGAAGGGAGAACTCTAGTGCCAGTCCATACCTTAACCGAGCTGCAATACAGCCAGAACCGTAAAGGCCCGTGGGTGCTTTATATCTTCGAACCTGACAGCGAATACCACTCCGCCGGAATCTGGTTCTGCAGCGGAAAGCCAAAGTACCCAGATGAAGAAGAAGGCGTCATATCGGTTAAGGTAAAGTGCGCCGCTGCCATGCGCGCTGGGCGGGAAGTTCGCATCTGCGACAGCGGCGATAACCTCGTATTCCATGCTAAAGGCGCCCGCGTTCTCTTCGGAGAAAACTTCTGGCGCGAAATCACTCAAGAGGTAAAGCAATGACCTACTCCGGCACCATGATTAGAAATCTAGAAGAAGCGGTCGAACGCGCCCAGGAAAACGCGCGCCTCACTCATTTGCACTTTGAAAACAACTCCGCTTTAAGACAGTACCTATACGATCTGGCGCTCCGAATCGTAGAGAAGGCCAGTGAACCAGTCCCTCCATACCTAGCTTTGCCGGACTTCCTCAAGCAGTCTGCCATGAAACTAGGAATGGTAGAAGCGGCTCAGATGATTCGGGAAGAAGCGGCTGAAATGCGAAGGATGGAAGAGACAGAACGGTCTATGCAAGCTGCGGCAGGACGCTAAAGAAATGCGACAAGCATGGGTATGCGAAGGCTGCGGCCTAAATGGCGTAGTAGATTACGAGCCGAGCGATGGCGTGTTCGCGGTGGTTCTAGCGATTCGCACTCATCACGAAACGCTTGCCAGCAAGTACGCGCCCACCTGTTACTTCGACATCGACCAGACTCGGGTGCAAAATCCCGCACTGACGGATAAGTATGCGTGGAATCGTTTAGTGGGCGAAATCGGCCAGAAGCAAACGAAGGCAATTAAATGATGCCTCTCATCAAACGCAAACGTTATCCGGTGAAGTCGATTCTTGCCGGACTGCTTCTATTCATGGCGCCGATCGTAGCCCTGATCGCGTTCAACCTGTGGAAGTGACGGGAAAGCGAGGGAAGAGATGGAAGTTGAACTGATAAGCGAGTGGAGGTTCGTGGCCGAAACCCTTCTCCGCGAGGATGGCTATATGAGCTATGGCAGCCTGGGCGAATGTTCCGAAGGCGAAGTCATTCCAGATACATACGGCCTGGGCATACCGTTTAAAGTCATCGGCAAAACTACGCGGGAGAATGCCATGCGCCAGTTCAGGAGAATGGCGACAATTATCGGCGCACCTGAAGCCGAGCTGATTCCGCCGCCGGCCAATTTTAACTTTTACAAGATCATCGCAGCCGACTAACCCAAAAGTTTAGCAATAAAGTGTTTTTCAAGGAGGTAACAAACCAACAATGCAGCCAACCAACGCTAAAACCGTAAAGCAGTACTCTGTGTTTCTTCAACTCCCCAACAACACAAACTTAACCTGCACCTCAGACTCGATAGTCGATCTGCAGAAAATCGTCGGAGGTCTGGGACACAACCTGGAATTCCGCACCGTCACCGGAGGCGACGAAGCTCTCGGAGGGACCACGTTCATCTTCCGGGGCGGTCAGAACATGCCGATCGGCTGGCAAACCACCTACCTGATACCCGAGGCGATGACGCCGGGTAAACAGCAAACCGTCGCAGCCTGAGTACCTGCGCGGAATCGACAAACTGCGGGGCGGCGTCGCAATCGGTCACCTCCCTAGCCGCCCCGCAAACTGAGATCAGGCCCTTCCCAACAGAAAGGAAAACAAAGCATGTCAATGGAATCCGTCGTACAGAACTTAACCGAGTACCGCCGCGAAACCGAGCGGGAACTAGAGCAGATTAAGCACGCTCTAGCCGCTCTGAATGGAACCGGAACCGGCATTCAACCCCGCACCGGCATGACCCGCGCCAGCCCGCCCGGAGAGACGCCTCGCAGAAACGTCTTATCAATCTCCGCTCGCCGCCGGATCTCCTTGGCTCAGAAAGCACGCTGGGCCAAGTTAAAGAAGACAGCTTAGTAAAGAGTTTGCTCCAGGCACGCCAGCTCTGGGGCAAAGTTTGTGCGGCCTATTCAGTAATCGGCAGATACAGCCGTACAAATAATCCCCTGCGGAGAAGCTCTGAGGGAGTAGACCCGCAGGGGGAAATTAGACAAAGAAAAGGCAAATGATTCATTACTTCATCATCGGTTTTGCAGTGACTGGAGTATTCGTCATTGCGTTAACGCTGTGGGCGCGGTTCTGTACGCGCGTGAAAGGTAAGCATTCATTCACTACGAAAGAGATTCGAGAGCGCGTGCAAAAGCAGGAAGAGAAATGAAATTAAAAGTTTGGTGGGATGACCGCATGCTCTTTATAGCGCAAACCTAACGCACCGTTCGATTGACGGCTCTCACCAATTCGTAAGAACTTATGACTCCAGAAGAAATCAAGCACGTCCTAGAACTCCATGCCGCATGGCTAGGCAATCGAGAAGGCGGCAAAAAGGCGCACCTGAGCGGGGCGTACCTGAGCGGGGCGAACCTGAGCGGGGCGGACCTGAGCGGGGCGGACCTGAGCGGGGCGAACCTGAGCGGGGCGAACCTGAGCGGGGCGGACCTGAGCGGGGCGTACCTGAGCGGGGCGGACCTGAGCGGGGCGAACCTGAGCGGGGCGGACCTGAGCAGGGCGTACCTGAGCAGGGCGGACCTGAGCAGGGCGCACCTGAGCGGGGCGGACCTGAGCGGGGCGAACCTGAGCGGGGCGAACCTGAGCGGGGCGGACCTGAGCAGGGCGTACCTGAGCGGGGCGCACCTGAGCGGGGCGGACCTGAGGGGGGCGGACCTGAAAGACCTCAAGGATGCGGCTCTGGTTTTAGCGCGTATCGCCATTCTTCCCATTGATGGCCCACTCTGGGGCTGGAAGAAATGCCGCAATGGAGTTCTGGTCAAGCTAGTGGTGGGTGACACGGCAAAACGCAGCCATGCTACCGGGCGCAAGTGCCGCGCCTCCCACGTCAAAGTTCTGGAAGTAATCGGTGCAGAAGTTGGAATCAGCCAATACAACGGAAACATTGAATACCGAGTCGGTCAGATCGTGCGTTGCGACACATGGAATGAAGATCGTTGGACGGAGTGCGGCGGAGGGATTCACTTCTTTCTAACTAGAGAAGAAGCTGCGGCTTATGAGTAGTTATGGAAATCCTTAATTGGCTCATGGAGAACCCGCTAGATTTCGGACTTGGATGTCTTCTGATTGCAATTGTGTTGCACGTTGCACTGGCTAAGAAGTGGATTGAATGATTTGTCTACGTAGCGGTGGCTTGAACTGGCAGCTTTGGGATGGGTCCGACTGCCCATACAACTCAGTGAGGAGATGGTGAGTGATGGCGAAACGTGGCGATAACACTGCGATCACAGAAGACCAGGAAGATCAGTTAGGTCGCGACATTGACACACTCGACAATCTGGCGCACGCGCTCCTATTGGCGATGCCTGCTGATTTTCATGTACGACAATTGAAATCGGCGCTTCCTGAAGTCGTGGCGGAAATGAAGAAACATTATGCCGAGGCTTTCGGCTGGAACCCGTGGGAGTTTCACCCAGTGGAGGGAAAGAATGCCGGGAGAAATCAGCCGAAGTAATCCGGGGCCGAGCGACGACTCTCCGTATGTGCCGCATTGGTGTTACGAAGGCGGTCCTCGGATGTGCGCTTGCGGCGATCACGAAGGCTATCACAATGATGCGGGAGAGTGTTTGCGTAGGGCTGCGTGTAAATGCAAAGGGTTGAAACCGACCAACAGCAAGCGTGCCGGTGGGTAGCGGACCCGGAAGCCCCAAAGTTCGGAGCACAAACGTTTAGATACAAAGAGCTAAGAAGTGGATTGAATGACAACGGTCTTCGCGGGAAATCTGTTTCATATCCCGTGTTGAGTAGAACGGAACAACAAGGAAAAGCTGACTACGAGGAAACTGGGGCGGAACAGGGTTTGCTAAAAGAGACTTCCGCCCTGGTTTGAAATATCCGAAGTTTGCACAAGGAAATCTCATCATGTGGAAATTTCTTAAAGGGCTTTATCAACAGGAATTAACAGAAAGTTGGAGGTTTTGCACGTTGCGTACACACACCGAGCGCCAGTGGGAAGGAAAGTTTTTCAAGTGCGGAATGCGCTGCTACTACTGCTATGCGCCACTAACTTTGCTGGACGCGACCAAGGAGCATAAGACGCCACGGTCGCGGGGCGGCGCCGATACCATCGACAATATTGTGCCCGCCTGTATCACCTGCAACGACCGCAAAGGCGACATGACCGAAGAGGAATTTCGCGCAGCTTTCCACAAGGCGTTTGCCATTCTAACAAGGGACTCGCCAGCAGAAAGTATCGTGAATTTCTCGATCATCGATGCTCCCTCAGTTGAGGCGCTTCGCAAAGAATCGGAGTCAGTCTCCTGGGCTTGGAGAAACGCGCCGCCCGAGCCCGTGCGGAAAAGGATTGCGTGACTGCCTACTACAACGAACACGACAAGTTCAACGTGGAGTGGCTGAAACATTTGATGGCCGCCAAAGTCATAGCACCGGGGGAAATTGATGGAAGAGATATTCAGCAAGTCCGAGCCGAAGATTTGCGAGGTTTTACCCAGTGCCACTTCTTCGCCGGAATTGGAGTCTGGAGCTATGCGCTCAGATGTGCAGGATGGGAAGATTCGCAGCGCGTCTGGACGGGATCGTGCCCGTGCCAACCGTTCTCTGTTTCCGGAAAGCGCGAAGGAGGTTCCGATGAGCGACACCTATGGCCAGAGTTTAATCGGCTTATTGCCGAATGTCGCCCCAGAATTGTCTTCGGAGAGCAAGTTGCCAGCGGAAGCGGACGACCGGAAGATGTGCGCCGGCTGTGGCACCGTGAAACTCTTGTCCGACTTCTACAAGAATCAGCCATCGATTGGGGGCGGCTACCGGACGAAATGCAAAGAATGCTACAAGGCGAGGTCTTCGGCCTGGAGGGAGAAGCCGGGATCGAAGACGAAGACTTCTGCGACATTTGTGGCCTACCGCCGGAGCCACCGAGCCAAGATACTTTTGACTTTGGCCAAACACAGAGCCTCATTGAAGGGATTGGAGTACTCCCTAGATCAGTACGAGGAGGAGATTCAGTCTGTGATCGATGCGGGCGTGTGTCAGGTGACGGGCTTACCGCTGAATCTCGATGGCGGCAAGACCTGGGACAGCCCCTCACTCGACCGAATCGACTCAACCAAAGGCTATGCGCGGGAGAATGTGCGGATCGTGCTCTATTGCGTGAACGTGATGGCGAACCTCTGGGGGCCGAACAAGATTATCAAGATTGCGGCCGCAATTCAGGTGACGAGGCGGAAGCAATCGGAGAACTTCTCGACGAGGATAGCGGAGAAGATTCGCTCACAAACGGACTCGCTTGGCTCGACCTTGTTTCGTCTGACTTGGAAGGACAGGGTTACACCGTCGGGGCGGTTGATACCCCAGCTTGCGGCTTCGGCGCTCCCCACAGGAGGCAAAGGCTGTATTGGGTGGCCCAGTCCCAAGGCAGGGCACGACGGCTCGACAGTGGAGCAGTACGAAGCACGTCGATTGCGAGGATACGAGAATCGCAAAGGGAAGACGAACGGAGGCCCGAGCGGGAAACAGGGAGACTTGGCGATAGCTTCACAACTGGCCTCTTGGACGACTCCGCAAGCGCACGACGTAACAGCACGCGGCAAGGGACAGAAGGCGAAACACGGAACGAAGCACGGATGCGCGGACCTGAATCAGGACGCGAGTTTAGCCTCTTGGCCGACTCCGATGGCAGGCAGCCCAGCAACGGAGGAATACAACGAAGCGGGGAATACGGACTACTCGAGGAAAGTAGTGGAACTGAGCGCTTGGCCGACTCCGAACGCAATGGAGGGCGGACAGACCTCAAGAGGCGGCAAACGCAAGGAGGAGAAACTGATGGGCGGGATTGTGAAACTCGCATCGTGGCCGACGCCAATGGACGACAACGCGAACAATGCGACCCGAGCGAGCGGAGTATTCAACTCTCTGACGCGAACGGCGACCTGGGCCACACCTGCAAGTCGGGACTTTCGGAGCAACGACGCATCCGAGGACTACCACGAGAAGCACCGCGAACAAACGCGAGGCAAGCCGCTGAACGAAGAAGTTCATCAACTCTTAACGGCTTCTGGTCCGGCGCCGAATGGCTCTACTGCCGCGACGAAAAGTACCGGCCAGTTGGGGCAGTTGAATCCGGGTCACTCGCGTTGGCTGATGGGGCTGCCGCTGATCTGGGACTTATGCGGTATGGCGATTCAACGATCATCTCGCCGCTCCTCCAAAAAGGAAAAAACAGAGTCGGACGACTCAGGGGATACGGGAACGCCCTAGTAAGCGGGCAAGCTGAAGGGTTCATAAGAGCGTACATGGAACTCAATCAATGACAATTTCAAGACATCTCGATCAGGCTCCCATAGCTAACTTATTGACTCAGAAAGAGGTTTGCGAGCTTTTGAGAATCAGTGCCGCAACCTTAAAGAGATTAAGACAGTCTCGAAGGATTCAGTACATCAGCTTTGGAGCACATTCCATAAGGTTCAGGTTAGAGGATGTTCAGACTTTTGTCAGGAGAAGACAAAGGGCGGTGGAGTATGCGGAGAATATGTGAAAAGGTAATTGTCTACTAAGCAGTGGCCCGAACTGGCAGTTTTGGGATAGGTACCTACCTGCGATCTGAGAGGAGATGGTGAGTGATGGACAAAATCGAAGAACTTAAAACTGGCTTAGCCTCGGTGGGAGCCAAGAAAGGTAGAAGTCTGATTGTCTGTCCAGAGTGCGCGGCAAATTGTCACAGTCGGTGTGTTGAGCAAGGCTGCGAATGCGAGTGCGTGCTCTTTGAAGAATTGGAGGACGAGGATTTTAGCGATGATATCCCCTGTCCCAAGTGCTTAGGAAGTGGCCTAACGATAGAAGGCTGGGACTGTTGGTACTGCGATGGGGATGGGTATTTAGAGTTCTGAGAAAGCAGGCGGCGATGGAGTACGGCAAAATAGAGACGCTTTACGAGCGCGATGAAAATACATTCAAGGTCCGCGTGGGCGAACTGAAGAATCGCACCTACAGCCTTCTGAAAACGTGGCACTGGACCGAGAAAGTTGACGGCACAAATATTCGTTGCATCTACCGCGACGGGAAGATTGTCTTCGGCGGAAAGACCGATAACGCACAGATTCACGCTGACCTCGTGAAGTGGCTGTACGAAAACGTCACCCTAGACAAACTGCGGAGCGTGTTCCCCGACGAAGAGGGAGTGTCCGCAGATGCCGTGATCTATGGAGAAGGCTACGGTGCTGGTATCCAGAAGGGCGGCGACTATTCCCCGCTCAAGAAAATCATCGTGTTCGACGTATTGGTCGGCGGCAAATGGTGGCTGAATTACGAAAATGTCTGCGATGTGGCGGCGAAGCTGGGCCTTGATGTGGTCCCATCGTTTGGAGAGATGACGCTCGAAGAGGCTACGGAGTTCGTTCGGAGAGGCTTCAAATCAAAGTGCGCCATCGTAAACAGCCGAGATGCGGAAGGGCTCGTGGGGCGGCCCCTGGAGACGCTATTCGACAAGAAAGGGTACTAATATAGATGACTGACTATAGAATAGAAAGCGCCGTGACAGGGGGTAGCTTTTCAAACCTTTCCCCGGATGGCTTTCCAAATACGTTCCAGCAGATCAGCATCTAGGCCATTAACCCTTATTCCTCTGACTGCATTAATCCGAGCTCCTTGACGTGGCCCATAAATCGCTTAAGCCGTTCCCCGGTGACGTGCCTCATGCGGAATAGTTTTGGATCACGTTGCACGAGCGCAAGAAACGACTTGCGGATCGGACGAAGATTCTTTTCTAAGGTTTCGTCGCGAAACTTCGCCCACTCCCATGCGAGAAGATCGGCGGCTTGTAGCGGCACAGCATCTTCTTTCGGAAGAAAGGCATCCCCGTGATGGCGGTAGCTTTCTCTCACCACTGGACTCAACATGACCTGTCTGATGAAGGTGCGGGCTTCGCCTTCGTGTGGATGTCCCGCTTCAAAGATGTACACGACCCGATCCGTACTGTTCGATGTGCGCAGAAACTTCCCAACCGCCGACATACACAGGTGGCAGCAAAGCGGATAGGCACGACTGAAACCCTTGACCCCCTTTGGTGCGGTCGCAGATATCTCATCCACATTGCAGGAAACAGCAAAGGCTGCACTCATGCGAACTTTTATAATCCTGATGGCTTCGATTATTAGGCGCTCGCGTTCTCCGTTGCTGATTCCATTGAACGCGCGGCGACGTGCTGTTAGGTCACGCATATGCAAGCCACCACGATAACCGGAAAACAGGTGCGACCAGTCTTTGCAGAATTTCTTCGCTTGCCGGGGAGCAAAAGTGAATCCAGCAACGCAGAAAATTCCACCATCACGTTCGCTTTCATCGAAGTAGCCTTGCAACACGCTAGCCACTCCCTTGGCCTCCAGAGAATCGAGCAATTGCCAGAAAAAACCATCAGGCGCGGAGAATTGACTTTTGCGGGGCGACAAGGCACACTTTTCCTATCGTGCCACAAAAGCCAACTCGCCCAACCCACTCCGCCAAGAATGTTGAGGGCGACTTCGGCCAATTCACGAATTTTATGCGGCGACTCGTTGCGGTGCCGCATTCTGAAATTAAGGCGAAACTCGACGCCGAAAAACGGGCGAAGACGCGGAAGCGGAAGGCCGCTTCCCGCGCTTCTTCCGCAAAGGATTAGAAGGCCGTTTCTCCCACCTTGCCAGTCACCTCCGCAAAGGTTAACCGCTTCCCCGCGATCTGCGATAAGGCTAAGTGGAATCTGTCCGCGTCAGTCAGAGGATTATCTTCTGTCGCACGGTTGTTGTAGCGGAAAGTCTGCTCATCCAAGTAGCGAAACAAATGAAACGGCTCGACGCTAACATAAGTGCCATTGATGCCGCGCTTCAGAAGACTCCAGAAGTTTTCGAGGCCGTTGGTGTGGATGCGCCCGTCTACGTATTGCACAGCATGATCGACAACTTTATGCGCGTATTCGCCCTCAAGTCCTTCGTAGGAAAGCAGCGCGTCAGTATAGAGGGCCGCGCCAGCTTCGACGTGCTTTCGGACTTCCCCTTGCAATTCTTTTTTCTTGCGGCTGGTAATCACAGTAGCGTGGACCTTTCCGCCACGTTCAAGAATTCCCATGACGGCGGTTTTATCTTTTCCGCCTGTGCCTGTGATTCGGCGCTGGCGCTCACTGATGTGCATGTTCCGGGCCTTGCCACCGATGAAGGTTTCATCCGCTTCCACTTCAGAGCCGGGGCCGCCCATTTTCATGAAGGATTTGGACTGTATTGCGAGGCGGATGCGGTGCATCATGAACCACGCCGACTTCTGGGTGATGCCGAGGTCGCGCCCAATTTCATAACTGCTGATACCGTTCTTGCAATTGACCAGCAACCACACAGCGGGGAGCCACTTCTCCAGCGGGAGCGGCGAATCCTCAAAAACCGTACCGACCTTGAGGGAGAACTTCTGGAGTGGGTGTGGTTCATAGCACCGGTACACGCGGGCGTTCTTCAGGTATGTGACTTTTTCGGAGCCACACTGAGGACATCGGACCTTTCCGTCCGGCCAGCGCACGGCGATCATGAAGTGACGGCAGTTCTCGAAGTCGCTGAAGAATTGAATTGCTTGCTGGAGTGTCTTTGGGCTTTCCATGCTTAAAATGTAGCAGAAAAGCCTTAGTCAGTCAAGTATATTATTACCCAAGAAAGGGCATCGGCTCATCACAAAGCTAAAAACTAAAGACTTCTGAAAAAAGCTCGGGGCCAGATTCAGGGAGTACGCCTCTTCCAAGAGAATAATCCCAGAAATCCAGCCCCATTTGAAACGGAGAGAGACAATATGGGAACAGTCTATCAAACAATCAGAAATTTCTTCCTTCCGCGCTCAATTGGCGCCCGATTAGCCGAAGCTTGCGCAGCCATTGAGCCAATCCTAAAACTTGGGAATAATGGAGAGTTTTCCTACCTGAGAATTGCGGACGTAGCGAGAGCCTTCCGCCCGGAGTTGCACAGCCGCGGACTCCTCTTAATCCCGTCAGACGTTGAATGCCACGAAAGGTACTTCGCCTCCGACGTCGCCGGTCGGGATTACACGGAAGTCACAGTCAAGACAGTCTTTACAGTAAGCGATGGGCGAAGAAGTGAAGTCTATTCCTCGTATGGAACAGGCCGGGATTTAGACGGCCACGCCCTAGCCATTGCCCAAACCGGAGCGCTGAAGGCTTGGCTGAAGAGGCTGGGGCTGATCTTTGGCGATAGGGACGATCCAGAAGTGGAAGTTTCGCCGCGCGCTTCGTCAGCCGCCGAATCTCCCCCGAGCCCGCCTCGCGCAAGCTGGCTATCAGGAACGAGCCTGGACCTCCGCCATGAGGGTATCCGGCAAGACGGAGGCTCAGATTGAAGAGTACTTCCGGTCAGCACACGGATTAGAAGTATCCTCCGCGCTCATTACAGCCCTGCCCAGAAAGGAATTTGATGTGGCGATGGAATGGCTCACCCCGTAACGGAGATTTAGAGGAGACGCTCGAATTGAGCAAGAAAGCAGTTAAGGGGAAGAAGGGGCCGCAGCAGGTTGTCAAAGACTTGGACAGAGTAGCGGAGCCATTTTAAGGGGAATTATATAGTTAACTCCCTGTTGGAGACAGATGAAACCGTATTCTATTCATCACGGCAAACTAGCAGAGGTTGCGCCCTCTCTGGACGGCAAGTTCCATGCCGCCCTCTGTGATCCACCTTACGGCCTTGAGTTCATGGGAAAGGAGTGGGATCGGCTCGACGTCCGTCAACCGGGCGATGCTACGTTCCACAAGAGCGGCGTGGGGCCATTCGACCGGGCGAAGGTGCGCCATTCGTCCGCGCCGAGCTACGGCGGCTCCGCTGGCGCTGCAATTCAGGCGTGGTATCACGAGCAGGCCGTAGCGATGCTCTCTGTGCTGCATCCGGGCGCTTTGGCGCTTTGCTTCGGCGGAACGCGAACTTGGCATCGTCTCGCTTGTGGGTTTGAGGATGCTGGCTTCCAACCGTGGGATACGCTCATGTGGCTGCACGGGCAGGGATTCCCCGAAGGCTCAGGACATATCGAAGCTGATCGACAAGGCAAACGGAAATGCGCGCGGCAACATCGTCGGAACTTCTAGTGGCCCTAATAACAGCCGATACGAGGGCCAGCGGTACGCCGAGACTCGCCAAACGAAATTTGGGGCAGTACAAGATCAGCCCGTTAAAACCGCACCCGGTTCTGAGGCATCCGCGCCGTGGGTCGGTCACAAGACCTGTGCTCTCAAGCCAGCATGGGAGCCTGTGCTATGTTTCCGGGCTCCAAGCCAAGGCAAGAGCTATGCAGAACTGGCGCAGATGTTCGGAAGTGGGGCGCTCTACGTGGACGGAGGAAGAATCGCAGGGCCGCAAGGTGACGGCGTTTGGGGCAGTAGCAATGCGACCTGTAAGCCCTCGTTCAACGACAGCCCGGAGCAACACGAGTTCAAAAGCACGGCGCATGATGCGGGGCGCTATCCCGCGAACGTCGCTCTGGACGAAGAAAGCGCAGCAATTCTTGACGGACAGAGCGGCGAACTGAGCAGCGGTGGCTATCCGCCAGAGGGAACGCGGCGGGATTCGCAAGGGATTCTGGGCCAATATCCGCCTTGTGGAAAGCCCAAATTCACGCATAGTACTGGCGGCGCATCCCGATTCTTCTACACATCCAAGGCCGACAGTTCGGAGCGTCATAGCTTTAACGAAGTCACTCCTTCGACACGAAACCACCATCCCACAGTCAAGCCGATAGACCTGTGCCGATGGCTGGCAACGCTCTTGCTTCCGCCTAAATCGGCCAAGCCGCGCCGTCTGCTTGTCCCGTTTTCAGGCAGCGGATCGGAGATCATCGGCGCTCTACAGGCTGGATGGGACGAGGTGGTGGGCATTGACCAAGACGCAGAGTATTGCAAATTGGTTCCTGCCCGGATTGAGCACCATGTTGGGCTGTTCGCTCAAAGCGAAGCAACGCAAGGAGATAGGGAGTTAAGTATATAGTTCCCATTTTAAGGAGAATAGTCCATGGCGAAAGAAGAAATCCCCACTATCAAGCAGAGGATGTCAGACACAGACAGACTTCTACAGCTCTCACTCTTACTCAAGGCGATTGACGATCTGGATCAGGGCTTGGCCCAATTCAGGGCGGAATACAAAGCACAACGGGAAACGCTTCAGGGGGAACTGTCCAAACTGAGGTGGGAAGTTCTCAGTGGGCAGGAGCGACTTCCGCTAGCCGGAGATTAAATTATGCCAACCCCTCACTGCTGGGAAGATGGGCCAAAAATCTGCAAAGCACATGGCGTCCAATGCGACGATTCCGAGTGTGAGCAGGTCGGCACAACCTGCATGGAACTAAGTGGCCATGATGGAGAACACATCTTTGTCCCAGACGACGAGATCACGATAACTTTCAAGGAGAAATCTGCCTGATAGATGAAATTCGAGTCCCATTGGCGCAAGCAGGCCGCCGAAGTAATTTCGAGTGTGCTCGATCTGTGCGAGAGCGAAGGCGGGGATATTACAACGCCAGAAGGCGAGAAAGCTTTCCGGGCAAGATTGCGAGAAGCGTACCCCTTCGGAGAAAAGAAGTATTACCCGTACAAAGTTTGGCTGGATGAGATTGCGCGGCAGACGGGGAAGAAATGGCCACTTGGACACAAACGAGCGTGGGAGAACAATCAGAAACGAGTTAAGACGCAGCGGCAGAAGTTGGCTGAGTGGGAACAGTTGTACGGGAGGCGAGCGTGAAAAACCGACTGCGCAAGGGTGAATTATGCTTGCTCCATCGATCCTTCTATTGTTGTGGCCGAGGCCGGCCACTGAAGAAAGAAAAGAAGAATCGCGTGTACGTTGGGGCTGGCGTGCGGCGAATTACAGACGAGTTCCATCCGCGAGGTTACCGTGAACTGTGCTCCAATGCAGAATTGCGCCGAAGGAAACATGCGCTCATGGCCCGTGGAGAACTGAAATGCTTTTACTGCGGCGGCGATTTGCGCGAGTGTGATTATGCAGACGTGGAACTAGCCCACATCGAACCTAAAGGTATGAACGGGGCGCGCCACGATTCGCATATGGATAATCTAGCGCTTGCGCACGCCGCGTGTAATCAAGAAAACGGAAGCCGGAGGGTCGCGTGAAGAAGTATTACCATTTCACCGGCCAGAAACTGCGAGACGGCAGACCTTTACCTGCCGTTGGCGAATGGCTGGAACATGATGGCAAAGTTGAAATGTGTGTATCTGGATTACATGCGAGTGCTGCTCCATTTGATGCGCTGCAATTTGCACCGGGAGAAATGCTCCATCAAGTTGAACTGGAAGGCATAGTTGAAACCCAGAGCGATAAAATTGTGGCGAAACGCAGGAAGATTCTCGCAAGCATAGACGCCACTCCGTTATTGCGATTGTTCGCGCGACAACAGGCCTTAAGCGTGATTCATCTCTGGGATTGTCCGGCTATCACCAAAGAATATCTGGAAACGGGGCGGGAAGATATAAGGGCTGCGGCTGGGGCTGCGGCTTGGGCTGCGGCTAGGGCTAGGGCTTGGGATGCGGCTGGGGCTGCGGCTTGGGCTGCGGCTAGGGCTGCGGCTTGGGATGCGGCTTGGGCTGCGGCTGGGGATGCGGCTAGGGGCATGCGGCTTGGGCTGCGGCTAGGGCTAGGGCTTGGGCTGCGGCTAGGGCTGCGGCTAGGGCTGCGGCTGGGGCTGCGGCTAGGGCTAGGGATGCGGAACAATTCAATGCAATGGTAAAAGAAGCATTCGATAATCTATGAAATCAGATCCCCATCTCTACGAGTCCGAAACTCCACTCATCGATGGACATACCTACTTTGCCAAGTGTGGGAAAGGGATAGTCAAGGCTCAAGCAGTGATGATGTGGGACTCGCTTCAGGTAGGAACCCTGATTCCGACCAAAGACCTACAGATTCGATGCTGCAATAAATGCTGGCGGAAGTTGCAGGACGAAGGCATGGATCCATTGTTAAGGGAAAGATACCTGTATGGCATCGTTGCCGGTAAGGAGCAGGAGATGGAGGAATGAGCCGAGTGCGTAGCGACACTCCAATAGGAAGCGACCTTTGCCAGTGCGGGGACTATCGCAGCCAGCACGGATCAGGCTTAAACGCATTCTGCCGAGTCTGTCATGGCATTGCGCCCTATGATGGCTGCACTGCATTTCGCTTCAGTCGATGCGCGCTACCCTCAGAAGTGGAACATTGGAGGCAGTATCACAGCGGCAGGAGAGTCAATTCGCGGGAATTGGTAAGGCCAGCTATGCAGGACTGGAAGAAATGAGAGAAATCATCATAGATGGTGTGGAGTATGTGCCGAAGGCGACGATCATTCCAGAGGAGTGCCTGAAAGCCTTCGGGGAGATTTATGGCCTCGTCTGGACCGAAGCGTGCTACGACCCGTACAACGAGCAAACACGGAAGTTCGCCAAAAAGGTGTGGCCGCACGTCCTGCTGATTAATGAAGCGCTCAAGATCAGGAAGTAAACAGATCGCCCTGCCTCGCTCGCTTGAATTCTTCCTTGCCGCGAATCGCCCGCCCCACCGCTCGAGAAACCGCCTCTTCTTTTGGTAGCGTGTACTGCCCCGTAGACGCCAGCGATTTGTGCCCCAGCGTAACCTGCACCTCTGGGAGCGACATTCCAGATTCGACCAGATCGGTACCGAGCGTGTGCTTCAGGCAATGCGGATGAAGCTTGCGGCGGGGTAAGCCGGCCTCGCGCGCGTAGGATCGGTAGAGGCGGAAGAGTTGGCTTCGCGAGATATTGAATAGCGGGTCGTTCCGGCCGTTAGGCTCCAAAACGTTGTTTTGCACCGTTTTAGCTCCGCCTTTTTTCCCGTAGCGATGCCGATCCGCCAGCCACTCTTCCCAGGCCGCTTTTTCGTTCAAAAGCGGGTTTTCGTGCTCCTGGAGCAACTGGACGGTCTCGAGGGATCCCTTCAGCCGCTGGACCGTGATTTCCTGCCCCTCGATCGCATCCTCGCGCAGCCCGGGCCGGATAACCGACTGGGCCGATTCAACCAGGAAGCAGGTTCGCAGCCGGCCGCGTACCTTGCGCTGCACTTCCCGGATGCTGGCGCCTTCCCCTTTATCCCGCAGGCGCTGCTCCGCCCGTTCGCGAGTAAAAAAGAGTCCCATTTGATGCGTGGAGCTGCGCACTACCTCGCTCACGCGGTAACCGCCCCAATAGAGCGTAAGCAGAATTACCCAGTCCCGCAGCCGCCGCGCCCGCGCCAGGGCGAGCACAGCCAGCAATTCTTCAGATGTAAGCGCGACGGGAGCCTTCATAAATAGTGGAAATCAGCCGAAAACCCAGCTACCATGCGCTCTGGAGGATATTCAAACGATGACAACAATCAAGACGATCAAGCCGTTGACCAAGACTCAGCTCGTAACCATGCTGGCCATTAAGCTCACCCTATCGAGAAAGATGGTGACGGTGTTCCTGGAGAATTTGGCGGATCTGGCAATGAAGGAAACCAAGAAGAATGGAGTATTCATCCTGCCGGGAATTGGAAGGTTGGTCAAAGCCCACCGGAAGGCGCGCATGGGGCGAAATCCGCAGAACGGCCAGCCCATCCAGATCAAGGCCAAGACGGTTGTAAAGTTTAGGATTGCCAAGGCAGCAAAGGATGCGATTGTGCCGGGGAAAGCCGCGTAAAAAGGGAGGTTAAGGGTGAGCCTGAAGGGCTGCTGCAGTTGCGGAACCGAAGTGGAAAAAGTCTACGTCTTCGTGGACGGCCCTCCATTCAAGGAGCATCAGCACTGCCAAATCTGCAATTGCACAGAGGCCGGCTCCCGATGTACCAATCCAACCGCTTTCACCGATAACGGCACAATACGTGCCATCGCAGGCATCGCAAATCTTCTCCTGAAGGAGATTCGCGACCAGCGCAAATGAAGAGAGGCCCGGTTGACCGTTTCAGGGCCAGCCGGGCGGAGAGATTTTGATAAATGGATAATGCACTCGCTTCAGCAACCGGCGTAATGTCGCAAGTAGCAACCTACCCGCTGGGACTCGCCTCCCTCGTTAGCCGTCTCAAGTACAAAGCCGGCTGGCAGTTCACGCTGTCAGAGATTGATCGAGGGCAAGGCAGCGCCGGCCTGACGCTGATTATCGAGATCGACGTTCCAGATAGCTACCATCCGGAATGCAGGTTTCGCGTTCTCCACTATATGATCGTTCCGCCTGCTGCGTTTGATGACCGCGCTTGGTGCCGATGGCTGCTTGAGCAGATACTCCAAGTTGAGCAGCACGAAGCTTGCGAATTTTTCCAGATCGAAGGTCATCGCCCCTATGCGCCGAATCATGGACCGGGGCGCGATCCGTACACGATCATGGATCAAGGAACAGAGGCCGATGCCAGGACCACATTCCGCGGGGAGTCGTTTTAGCTTGCCGCCGCAGCCGCCTTCTCTCGTGGCCTGACAACCAATCTTGGACTCTGCGGCTTCGAAACCGTGCATTTTGCGAAGAGCATGAAGAGTTTATCGGGGAGTTTGCCGGCCTGATGTGCCACTCGTACCAGGATTGAGGCCTGGGGCGCGAGCGTCCAGCGTATGGTCTTTTCGAAGAACATTTTCAGCAAGCGAGGCTGCTTCTCTTCCACCAGAGCCAGCCGGAATTCCTCTACCGCCGCGGCGTCGACCGTACTGCTCATGCCAAACGTGCCCATGACTTCCAATTTCAGGCCATAAAGCAGTTTGGATTTCTCCGCGTGGGCGCCCCCGTAACGTCCTACTTGGTCAATTAACTTGTTGCGAATTTCTTCCGAGCGCGTGGCCAAAGAAGTGATTTCCTCTGTGGCTTTCTTCTTGATCTCGCCGATGTCGCTTTCAAGCTGGAGGTATTCTTCGCCCAGCTCTTCTACTTGAGAAGCGGTGAGAGGTTCAGGTTTAGGGAGAGAGGTCATGCAGTTTTAGCGGTCGGTTTCTTCGGGCGCTTGGGGAGTTCGAGAGTAAACTTTATGCCGCGGAAGTGATTGTATTCAACTCGCACAGGCTGGACGTTGCGATCTTGCAGCGCCCAAAAGAGCACTTCTTCAGCACTTCCCTCGGCATATAGGCGCACTTCAATATTTCCGTTCTCTCGGTTATAGTTCAGGTCGGCACGCATTCTGACTGTCGCCTCCAGTGCTCATCGTTCATGCTTCCCATTGCATCGTAAGACTCTCGGATCATTTCTTATATAGAGGCCGGAGACGTGCATAGTTCCGCAGAAGCAGCACGCCTCCGGCACGGGTTCTCCATCATCTTGCCGCTTCACTGGATGATAGACAAGATGAATTCGGTTCGCTAGTTTCTCATCGCAACAGGCCATACAGATCGAATGAACCCATTGGCTGCTCACGGCTTCTCCGATCCATGCCTGAAATGATACGCCGCTAGATTTTCTCGATGGCTGCAATAACGGCCTTCACGTCCGCCACAGCCGCAGAGTCTAGTTTCACATTGACCCCGTTCGCTGCCGCCGAAGCTCCCGCATCTTTAACGGCGGTGATGGCCAGATTGACCAGGCTGATTCCGGTGGTCGTAACGGCCGCTGCCTGCGGGCCTGCCAGACTTGCCAGGGCGGTAATTTTTGAGGAATTGGCCTCAAGGAAGGAAGCCAGTTTGATAGCGTCTTCGCCGGCCGCTTCGAGGCCTGCCTTAACATCTTTGGCGATATTCAGAAGTTCTGTTTCGAGCTTTGCGATTGCCATTTGAAAGATTTCTCCGTTTTTGAGTTTTGGAAAGTTATTTATTTGATTGCGCAGTGTTTCGCGCCCAATTCGCACATGACATCTTCCGGCGCGCAGCCGCTCACTCGCCCATCTGGATCGACCGCCCGCACGTTGTAGGAATAGGGCCCGTCTCCCTCGATTCCGGTATTGTCGACGTAGCTTGTACCTGTAATTCCAACGACATACGGGACAGGATGCTTCACGCCGACGCAGGCCTCCGCGCCATGAGATCCCCTAAAGAGTTCAAACCTGCACTCTGTACAGGTCGAATGCCACGAGATTTCGACCGGGATTGTGATGGCTGGGGCCAGGATGCAGATGGCGATAATGATTGCCGAGATTGCTAATGCGGGCAGGAAGCGTAGCATGCTAATAACCTCTTTTAGAATGTGAGCGATAGCGCACACTCTTTCTTTCGGCCGATTTTTATACTGGCTTCTTAGGAGTTTTTATGAAGGAAAGAGAAAGTGTGTTCCGCATTACCAACCATCTCCAGGCAGTTCTCGGCTACTTGCAGCTTGGCCAGTCGGAAACTGACGAACAAGGCGCTCAAGCGGACTACGACAAGGCGCTCGCCTCTCTCCACGAGACCATTAGGGAAGTGAAAACCCTGGCCATTCACCTGTCAGATCTCGCGAAAGTTCAACTTGTGGGGCTGGACGCCATCGACGGCATCCGGGTCGAAGCGAAGACGATCGACATCCGGGCCGCAGTGGTTAATGTTCACTCGGCAGTTGAGGAATTGCCGATGATTCGCTCTCCGGAAATCAGGGCGCGATCTGCCTAATCGCCATATTCCCCCTGTTTCCCCCTGTTTCCCCCTGACCCCCCCCTACTTCGGCTTGGTGAGAGTCTGCGTCTGAAACTTTTGGGCGAATTCCTCTGCCGCCTCTGCCTCCGGAAGCACGACCTGGACGCCTTTCATCAGTTTGTCCGGAGCCGCCCGGAACGCCTTCGTAGCTGAGATGGCGGCCCAGCCCGCTCCGCTTCCCAGCGCAAGAACGAATGTCCATGCCGGAGTGAGATCCGTTGGCGCTCCGGCCAGAATTGCAACCCCGCAAAGCGCGACCGCCGCACTGAAGCCATACAGGAACGACACCACGGCGGAAAAGAGCAGTCCAAAGAGAAATCTGGCGATCTGCATCTCGGCAGACTCTTTCAGTCTGCCGAGGATGAAGGTTGCTAAGGCGTCAAACGGATTCATCAGTGCTTTCCTAAACTGGACGGAATGTAGAGGGCCACGACTGCTGCCAGTCCGCCGTGCAGCGCTGCCCAGAGATAGCCCTTTAAGCAGATTGAGGTTAGGCAGCCATGCGCATCCGCGAAATTGTGTTTCAGGATTGCCACCGCCGCGCCCCCAAACAACATGATCGCTGCTTGCACTTCATGGGGCAGAGAGTTCCAGTAGGCTTGTAGTTTATTCAATTTTGTTTCCCCCTGAAAAATAGTTCCCACCACAGGAACTTGGAGACAGGGTTAAGAGGGTCTATTCGTAGTGCGGTTTTCGCGCCAGAACCTGAGACGGGTAGAGCGGATTCGATCCACCGTTATAGGCCAATAGAGCTTGGGTTTCGCCTCCGGCCGCGCGAATGTCCAGACAATGCCGCAGTTTGGCGCAGCCGAAATCCACACCGATATCGGGATCGCAGAGCTCTGTCAGAAATGTGCCGTGCCATCCGAATTCGATTGCCGTCTCGCCCATCAATTGCATGAGTCCAAATGATATGGCTTTCGTAAGCTCCAGCGTGGATGGCGCCGCCGGCAGGGCGGGATGAATATAGCGAGTTTCGAATGCTGGTTCAAAGCGAATGGCGAAAGTGTCCCAGGAACTTTCCTGTTCGCAGACGGCGCAGACCAGAACGGTATCGAGATTATGTTTTGCGGCATACTTCGCCGCCAGCGCTTTGCGGTCTGAAAGCGTAGAAAGATCCATTTGAATTCTCCGGATTAACCAGCGGGCGGCGGGAAGACCTCGATAACCACGGGCTCGTCGCAGATGTTGGCGGCCGCGATAATCGTATCAATCGAATCTCCGGTAAGGGTTGTGCCTAAGCCAAATTGATTCTTCGGTGTCTGGAGGTAATCGGCTACGACTAACGCGGGATTCGAGAAGCCGCCTTGATTCGTTGTGTTGTCATCATCTGGCATGCAAGTGGCATACATCGATCGTCCCAGGCAGACCCAGCTTCCGCCGCCGGTTCGTCTCTGCTACTACCTGTCCGACTAAATTAACGTTCAGGAATCGAGAGCCGGGACGCCATTCGGCTGCGAAGGGCGGCCGAGTCACTCCCGAAGTAAAAGCCGACTGCGCCATTTGCAATACGCCGATCGGCGCTTCGATTACGGCATTCGCTGCATACGCAGTAGATCCCTGCCAGGCATCCGCGACCAAGTAAGTGCCAGTTCCGCCATTGAGGGCGGCGATATTTGCACCGGGGCCGCCCAGTTTGATGGAGGTTTGAGCATTCAGCCCGGTCTGCCCGCTGCCCGCTCGTTCCACCGCCAATGGTAGAATAGATGGTCGATGGCGCCTCCCACATTCAGTGACCAGGTCACGCTTCCATCGGTGATGGCCTGTGCCTCCCGGGGAATGCCGCACCGTTGACGCCCGCAAAATTAGGAATGGTCGCGCCGCTCGTTCCACCGCCCGGCAGGCTGGTATAAGGACAAATGGTTACAAAAACGTCGCCGCTGCCGGAACCCAGCGTCGTGAAGACATTCCCCGAGGCGGTGACCGAGACCACGTTGCCGGCCTCGCTGATCGCAGAAATCGTAGAGCCGACGAGGCCAGAGCTGACGATCGGGATGCCAGCGCTGCCGCTTCCACTACCGCCGCCCGTGGCCAAGACGTAACCGTAGGCGGGGTAAGTAGTGTCCGCCTGCCATGCCGTGACCACGCGATAATCCTTGATGATCCTTCCCATGATCTTGAATTCAATGGTCGGGAATACGGCCGGTCGAAAGTACGTAAGGCTGAGGAGCGCCACCGTAGGGACCGGGGAGCAGATTATTATTCGACGGACGAATTTGATAAGCAGGACATGCACCTTGGCTCGGCCGCGCTGCAGGGCGCCGGCAGGCCAGCGAGTCGAGCCGATGATGGTTGCGGTCCATTCTTCGCCCGGTAATCTGCGCCCCGGTTACCAGAGTAGGAAAAGGGCTGCGTGCTATTGCCGGGATCGCCCACAGTCGAAGGCGAAACAAATCGCGCCCAGCCAGGGATTCGAGTTATTGATGAATCCCCACATGCCCCGACTGGACCGATTGCATTGACGTCTTCTGCGCCGCCATTATTCTCCGTCGTCAGCATGCACAGATCGGTGCCAAAATTGTAGGTTTGCCCGTCGATGACCACTGCGATAAATCCGGCAATCTGATGGGCGGTAAGGGTGTGGACCCGCTGGATGTATTGGTTGTTGCACTCGGGTTCCGCTTCCCGTCCCAGCCCAGCCCAGGAAAGGTCCATCCACAAAGGTCACGGTGCCGGCGAACTGGAAGATCCCATAGACAATCCTCCACAGAGGATTCGGAGTCTCAACCGGAAGCTGGCCTTGGGGGCCGATATTCGAAGGGTCGGCCGGGGTATTCAGGAGTCCCGCCGTGCCACTCAGGGCCGTCGGAGATCCCAATGCCCATCAGGGTATTCAGGATGGCGGTATTTGAAAAGATGGCGAGCGCGCCCGGACCAAGATAAAAGGCAGCCGCCGCGAGGGCGACGCCGCCCGCGATCATCCCGATTTCTGTAGCAGTTCTCGACACGTCAGACTCTCCAGGCGCGGCGCCAGCGATGCCGCTTCACTTGCATGAGGCCCTTACTTCCCGGACACAGGGCGAAGGTTCCGGTGAAATCGATGATTGCGAGCGCACCTTGGGGCGTGCCGTTATTGAGGAAGACCAGATCTCCCCGCCGCGCGTGGTGTACGCCGACTTCTTTCATGCCGAACTGCTTGGTAATTTTCTCGGCAGTTTGCGCCAGCGCGTCTTTCCCCGCTCCGAGAATGGCTTCGGCTTCGGCTCGCGTCTTGTACCGATTTCGATAGCTCGCGCCCGGATCAATTCCGGTCTGAATGGCGATCGAATCGCACGCGAATAGCGCGCAGTCAAAAGTTCCCCAGGAGAAGCTGCGTTTCGCCGCCGCCTTGAATTGCGCGGCCAGATGGCGCTCCCAGTGTCGACGGCGTTTCAGCTCCGGCGCCTTGGTCATTCCGTTGCCCGTCATTCCGCTACCCCGGGAACCGAGACGGTAAGCGAGCAGGAGACCGTGCCCAAAAAAAAAGTAATCGTGCAGTTACCCGGGCCGATGCCGGTGACGACGCCGCCGCCCGTACCAAAATTGCCATCCGCCATCGCTCAAGATTGCCCCGCTTCCATTCGTCACCGTGGCCACGCTGGTATCGCTCGAACTCCAGAGCCCAACCGATGTCACGACTCGCGTCGAGGCATCGGGATTGGTAGAGGCGAAGGGGCCGCTGACAAAATAGGCCGTGCCCACAACCGAAATCACCTGTCCGATCGCGATGACCTGAGTACCAACCGGCCCGATCGCCCCACCCGCATAGATCGTAATAGTGAGCGCGTTGGCTACCGAAGGAGCTGCGTTCAGGTTGCCCGGAAGGATGCTTGTTCCGGCGAGGATCCCGCAGGGATAATTCAAATACAGATCCTGCATGGCGCAGACGTAATCGAATCCCGAGTCGCCAGGGAAATCGAGTTGCTGATCGAGGGTGGTGAAGCGGCGATTGGATGCGAGGTTTAAGGCCAGCAGAGAATTTTCTACCGTGATCGAGATGGTGCAGGTATCCCCACCATCGCTGACTGTTGGCACATCCAATTCGCCGAGCCAGAGTTGCAGTGGATCCGCCAGCACTGAGCCGCCGGAAAAGAAGCCGAGCCAGAGTTGTGCCGAGCCGCCCAGCCGAACGTTATTGATGACGTCGCCCAGCAGTTCCCCGGGAATTCCGCTCAACATCAGCGTCATGTTTTCCGCGGTAAGTTCAGAATTCTGCGGCACACTCTCGATGCGTCCCATCCAGCCCAATCCGGTGAAAGTTGTGCCATAGGGAAAGGTTGCGGCTGGATCCCAGGCTGGCCCTGCATTTGTGAAAGTTCCCAACCCACTCCACAAATAGACCGTTTCATTCTCGAAGACGATTTCAAGAAATAGGGCCATCGACTTCTGCGGCGAAGCCAGTGCGGCCAGTACAGAAGGAGAGAGATTTCGGGGCATGGGAGAATGTGGGAGAGTATGGGAGACTAGGAATCGAGCTTGTAGAGTTTTTCCAGTTGTTCGATCTGGCTTTGCACCGGCGGCGAAGGGATCTCATCCACAAAAACGTACTCAAAGACAACGGCTCCGTTTGGGCCGGCGACAATAACGGTTTGCGTTTCAGGCGCGGGCGTTGTGCCTTCAATCATTCGATAAGCCGCCCGGGTAATATGGACTTGAGGGATGGACACAATTTACCTTCGTGCTGCTTCAGCCGCCGCAATCCATCCTGCTTTGACTCGTGGATGAAGTTCATTCCACGTCTGCACAACTGGAGGAGAGAATTCGCGAACCGCTTCGACAAAAGCAGAGTAGGCGCGTTCGGCGGCCCTCCCGACATTTCAGACTCAAAGTAAACGTCTTCGTCTTTTTTGCCGGCGCAGAGCGGCGATTCTCCGCCAGGCGGAATGTGCCGAGCGGATTGGTCAGGATTACGGCCTGCCCCGCCGCCGGTACGTCCCGAAGAGAGGGAAAGATCGCTGCCGAAGCGTTGCCGCCGCCATTTGAGGATAACGGAAGTATTCCAACGTATTGATAGAGACGATAGCCGGTTTCCGCGTTGTAGAGCGACAGGAAATCTCCCGGCAGGAGAACTCCGGTGGTACTCGGAGTCCAGCCCTGCAGGGTTAGGACATTGCTGCCCACCAGGTCTGTGCCGACGCAGGTTGGTGCGCCCGCGGCGGTTCCGAGGCCCCGCGGACTGGTAGCGAGCGGCGGGCCCCATACAAAGGTTCCCGACTTGCCATGCAGGGCGCCCGTCCAAGCCTGCAGAGGAGCGAACTGCTCCCAGGTCATTTCCGGCCAGGTAAGATCAAGCTCCCAGTGCTGATCAAGAAAACTCTGCTCTTCTTCCTGTCCGGTGAAGGGCGAAATAAATTCGGCAACGCCATCGAATTGTTTCAGGTCGGCTTCCGAGGGGTAGATTAGCCCCGGAATGGCCAGGTTCTGCCCGCCCACGGGAATATAAGGCGAGCCCCCGCCGCCGCCCCCGCCGCCACCACCACCGCTAGTGCTGACGACTCCGTATCCGCCGACTCCATAGTTAACCACTGGAGGAGTTGACATAAAGTTATGGCCCTCCCACGACGAGGCTTAATCCGGCAGGCGAGGGTGATCCACCACCACCGATCACATAGGCAGCACTATCTACGGCGCTATTGTTATAGCCGGAGAGGCAGCCAATCGATTCCACAGTCTCGGAAGAAGAAACCGAAATTGCCGTTGAATAGAGAGTGGAGGAGCAGTTTGGCGTTGAGCCGATGGCATAATGAATGGCCGCGCCGGTTGTGCCCGTGCTTAAGGTCACACTGCGGGTGCTGGTGTAAGTTCCCGCTGGTGGTGAAGGAACCGGAGTGGCCACCGTGAAAGTGTAGGAATAGCTTTGCACCGCGCTGTTGGTGAACCCGGATTCAGTTGCCAGGATCTGGAGATTGTTCGCTGCATTCGAAGTGATGCTGATTGGCGCCGAATAAGCAGTCGATCCGCTGCCACAAGTTCCTGGAGTCGGCGCAGTCGGTGCCGTTCCGTCCAGTCGATAGCAGCCTGTTTCTCCCGAGGTAAACACGCAGGCTGCGCTTACGCTGTTGTTCGCCGTCTCCGTACCTGGCGAGCAGGTTGGCGTTGCCAAAGTGCCGCCGCCACCGCCGCTAAGGGTATAGACATTGGTAACGGTGGAACTGTTATAGCCGGTTTGGCAGGCGATGACCTTCATGGTTGTCGTCGTCGTGAAAGTCACAAGGCCAGTCAGAGCAGGTGAGGAGGCGCAGATGGGCGTAGATCCATCCGTTGTGTAATACTCGAGCGCCCCAACGGTTGGGTTATTGCAGCTTGTCGTGACCGACGTGGTAAATGTCTCCGTGGCAGGAACGCAACTGATCGGACCCACAGTGAAGGTGTAGGTATAGCTCTGCACGCTGCTATTGGTCTGCGCGGATTCGGTCGCGAGAATCTGAAGATTGTGGGCGGAGTTTGAGGTGACGCTGATTGCCGCTGAATAAGTAGTCGATCCGCCGCCGCAGGTTCCAGGCGTCGGAGCCGTCGGAGCTGTGCCGCTCAGGGTATAGCAACCAGTTGCTCCCGAGACAACCGTGCAAGATACGCTTATGGTATTGTTCGTGGTCTCCGTGCCTGGACTACAGGTTGGCGTGGCGAGTCCGCCTCCGCCGCCTCCGCCGCCCATATACATGAGCGCACCCGCATCCCAGCATCCCGCAGTGCCCGCTACCGGCGTGCAGGAAGACCCGCCGCGGGAGTTGCCCGCATAATCCGTATTCAGCACATCGCCCGAAAGCGTGCTGTAGAGATTCGCGCCTTCTCCAATGGCGGAAGAAGTCGGCTGTGGGATGAAACCGCTATTCAGGTTCGGCGTGGCCTGCGAGCTGTTCGCATCTTTCCCATCGCCCTGCCAGGTCGCATAACTTGCGGTATTGCCGCTGGCCTGTGATCCCCAGGCATTGCCCGCGCCAACGTTCCAGACGTTGTGATTCGATACCGAGATCACTCCCAGAAAATCAGCAAGCGTGCTGAGATAGGTACTGTAAATGAACATGCCGGCGGGTCCGGTGCAGACGTTGTTTTCTATTGAGGCGGTCCCGGTGATGTTCAGCATGATGCAAACGTCGGAGGCAGTGGCGCCGATGATCGTGTTGTTGTACACGCTCATGTTCTTGCCAAGGTCGGAGCTTTGGCCAAGCCACATAATCCCGTAAATGATGTTCCCGGTGTTATCCAGCAGATTGTTGTAAATGGTGCAGGTCGTGAAATCGGCGCAGTAAATAAAGCCGGTGGGCGAACCTGTGCCGAGATTTCCAAAAATGTGATTGTCGTGGATGATCGCGCTCAGGCCGGCACTCGGATTGCCCACATTGAAAAGTATGATTCCGTCCTGGTGATAGGCGCCGGTCGGATACTGCCAGTTGGTCCAGTTGGTAATGCTGTTATGGTCGATTTCAAGATTGTTGATGGTATCGCCGGAGTCGCCGCCGCCGACATTGATCCCCCAATCCATATCGGAAATTGTGTTCCCCGTGATCTGCGCATTCGAAGCATCACCCCCGGAATCGGTTCCCAGCTGGATCCCGGTTTTGCATTGCGAGACCGTGTTGCCGCTGATCACGGAACTGGTCGACGATCCGTTGATGACGATGCAGGCGGTATTTCCCCCACTGGTATTTGTGGCGCTCGAGGAGCTGCCAGCGTTGACGTATATGTTTTTAACCGTGGTATTTTCGATGGTGCAGTGGGTGCAATTGGTAAACCCCATGCCAACGCTCTGCTGCTGATTGGCTAGCGAGCTTCCATTGGCTGTATTCTGAATGGTCAGGTTGCCGTCGCCATTCAGCACGTCGTAAGAGGTCGAGCCGCTATTCGAAATCGCCCCGCTGGAACCATTGAAGTAGGGTGCCTGAAAGATGACCGCTCCCTGGTCCGCGATCATGGTCACGGGATTGCCGCTGGTTCCGCTGGCCGTGAAAGTGACGATCGTGCCGTCGGCGCTGGCCGTGTAAGTGCCCGAGCAAAAGTGAATGGTAACGTTGGCGGCCTGGGAGCTGCCAACTAAGCTGTTGGTGTAGGCCCATGCGTTTGCGCAGGAGGTACCGTTATTCGAGCCCGAGGCCGTGGGCGAAATATAATATTCCGTCGCCCATGCCGAGCCCGAGACTACCAGGAGCCCGAGAACTATAAGGAGCGCTCTCCTCACCGCGTCACTCCCCAATTGGCCGTAGTGGAGGCCGTCGTTGTAACGCTCGATGAGGAGTAGTTACAGAGTTGGAAGTTGGCTTGACCGGAACTGATAAAGGGCACTACCGTCAGCGGATTTCCAGAGACGCCAGGAACGAATCCGCCGCCGGAAATCGTGGCCCAGTTAGCGTTAGGAGTGGTACTGATCCGGTCTGTCGAAAGCGCACCCGTTGCCGTCAGGCTCTGCACCGTTCCACACGCACCAGACGAATAGGTCGCTGTGGGAAAGGTAACTGTGCCGCTTGCGACCGAGAGCAGCGGGGTTACATATCCCGTTCCATCTGCCGCGACAACGCTGCCAGAAGGCGCTCCTGTAATCTTGATTGCTGGAATGGCGGTTGCTCCCGATAAGTAATTATCCAGGCAGGAGAAATCGTCATTGATGTTCACATTCCAGTTGTTGAAGTTGTAGACCGGAATTGAGAAGCCCAGGTTTGGCGTGACTGGTGCTGTGCCAAAACAGGGCAGTTGGGCAAAGGCCGCGGAACTCAGAATTAGAGCCGCGATTATCACAGATAAAAGTTTCAGTTTCATGCAAACTCCAAGGCCGCGTGATAGGATTTTTCGAGCGAACGTCGCGAGACATTCCACAAACAGCAAGGCCCGCAAGACTGAGAAGAAACTGACGGAGATCTCGTCCCCGAGGCGGCTGAGAGTAAAGGGGACCGACACGTGATCCTGCTACTGGGCTGTCGCAGAGGACCGGCGAAACGGGAGTTCAAGTCTCAGACGGTTCTTCAGAGGATGGGCTGAGCGCCAAAAGAGCAGCACCTAGAGCCCGCTTACACGACAGCAGCGGGCTTTAGCTTTCCGCATTCTCACTCTACGTTGCCTTCCCCAATTCCAGTTTGACCATATCCAGAGTACGATCCCCAATTCGTCGGCGAGGTTGGCGGATCGAACTCATACACTTCCGCATCGGTCTGCCGCAGCACTAAATCCACGCCAAACCCCGGTACTCCATCCGCCTGAGATTCCATCCTTAAAGCCGTGTGAGAAATCTGAAAGGTAGTGGGCGGAGGCGGAACTGCCGTATTCCAACGCGCGTGCAGAAATTCAACCGTGTCGGCTGCGAGCAGAGCGAGGCCGGTAAGCTTGGCCGGAAGCGAAACCGTAACCTGCCGTCTTAATCGTTCCAGCACGATCCGCGCAATGCGCTGCGCCATCCAAAGACTGATTGTGAAATCCAGTTGGATATCTTTCCAGAGGATGATTCCATCATCTTCCTCGATGTAGTTCGCGCGCTGGACCGGAGGGAAGTCGGTTTTCTTCCACGCCGAACTTGCCGGAGAGGAAGAAAGTGGCCCTAAAGGATTGATGGGAAGAAATCCGGGGATGTACTGGCCTTTTACTCCGTTGCAAGTATCACGACTTGATAGGCGGAAATCTCCCTTGATGGCCGCGCGACAATCGATATCTTGTAGCGTTACGGTCGGAGGGACGTAGCTTCCTGCGTAGACTCGCCAGCAATCACCTGGGGGAACAACAAACCCGGCCATGCTGAGGGCCAAACTCTTTAGCACGTCTCCATAAGCGCTCGTAGATTCAAAGCAGCCATTGCAGGCAAAGCTTCTCTCCATTAACGTGCCGGAGGCCGGAGGGCCGTTTGAGGTGAAGGTAACGATAACCGCAACGTAGCCGGTGGGAGATGCGAAAACGCCGCCTGCCTCGAAAGTGCCGGTGACGGGAGCCTCGGCACTTTGAATTACGTACTCATCGCCCCACGCGAAATTCGGATAGTAAACCGATTGGATAAGATTAAAGCCGGCTCCAGCAGCTGGATTCCCGCTGTAATTCAGACCGTCGGAGACGAACATGCAATAAACCAGCTCTCCATCCGAGGGCGGAGTGACTGGCCCTACGGTCGGCGCGGCGGTGGGCGTTCCTGCGGCCACATTTACGCCGGCAAAAACTGCATCCTCGAGTCCTTCCAAATTGTTCCATTCTGAGATGGTGACAAAGTTTACTTCTGCCGTATCCCAGACGATGGTGACCGCCTGCCCCGGGCCACTGGTAGTCGTTACGGCATAAGCGACGCCTGCATAGAGATAAACCGGCGTGGTGCTCTCGCTTCCCGGAACGAAGACATTCCCGAGAGTGGCCATGATAAAGGAATTGTTGTAGGTATCCGTAATGACCGGAGGGCCGGAGTCTGCCGATGGCAGGGCGAACCAGAAGGAGACGATAACAAAGTTTCCAACTTTCGCGGGATTCGTAAAGGTCGCGGTCGTAGTTGTGCCACCGCTCAGAGTTGACGTGGCACTTTGGACAAGGGAAGCAGGCATAGAGGTTTCAGGGGCGGAGGACTAGACTCTCAGAAAAAGACTCTCAGAAAATGGCGCACAAGCTAGGCAAAGATGATGTGGAACGTTTCGCGAGAATCAAGCGCGAGGCCATGTGCGGCTATGGAATTACTCTTAAAGATTTGGCTTGGTTGGTACGATTGACGGCGAAACTGCTAGAGGCGGAGACTAAGCGCCTCTCTTGTTGAACGCATGGATCGAAGACAATTCCTATCGCGTCTAGTTTGTCTCGCAGTTAGCGCTGCGGTGGGAGCATTTCCGTTCCGTACCGATCCATCCTTCCGCTTTACCTACAAATTCAATGAAAACATCCCCTGGAGAAAGCCGACTCACCGAGAATTCGAGGTTTTCAAACTCCCGCTTCCTCAAATTGATTTCTCTCTGCTGTGCAGGCATGGCACCCATCATCTGCTTTTGGCTGGCATGGACTAAGGCTGCCGCTTCCGCTCGTCGCATCAGATCATCGGTTACGACTGCGCCCCTCATGTCGAAGTGTTGATGCGTATCTCCACCGCCCGAAGCGCTGAATCCTAATGGCGTAATGTGGGCGCCCCCGCTGCGATCGAGGTCCACTTGTTCCGCTCCGGCTTCGCCAGAGACAAAACTGCTTCCAGGAGTGACGTCGCCGCCCTCGGCAAAGAAACCAGCGAAGTCTCCTCCGGCTCCGAGAGAACCGCCAGCATCCGCGCCTCCGCCGCCGCCCATTCCCCCTAAGAAAGGAATTCCGCTAGAAGTAGTAGGGGCGCCCACCGCGCCACCTCGCAAGGCTGCTGCTGCCGCGCTAAGTTCTCGTGCGGCCGCCGATAGCAAGCCACCCGCTTGCGTGAGACCAGCCGCGCCTCCGGCCTTCGGAAATGATCCCAGACCCGTAAGGGCGCCCTTTGCCGTAGGAGCGAATGGATCTTCCTGCCCCGGCGGCTGTTTCTGGAAGGGTTTCAGTAGCGGAGCTAATAGCTGGTTCATCCCCTGCTTCATGGCCATTTTGGCGAGGCCATCGAAATATTGGGACCACATCTTATCCAGTTCGCGGATCAGCTTTAGGTGCTCGCCGCGCTGCGCGGTCATCACCGCCATCAGGGAATTGATGGCGGTATCTTCAAACCCTTTCATGGTCTGATCGAGGCCTTCAAGGGTTAGCTCTCCGGCGCTTTGGACATGCTGTAATTGCGTAATCCAAGCTTGGAATCCGGCGTTAACGTCTCCGGTTTTTAGTGCGATCTTGTCTTCTTCGCTCTGAATATCGAGCATCTCCAATTTGACGGCAGCGAGAGCTTGCGGGGAGAGTTGGATAATTTCGCCTTTATCGGTGATGGTCTGCCCGGATTTTGCAGCCTGATTCAGATAGGCCATCTGCTGCTGGAGTTCCTGCATCTTCGCCCCGGCCGCATTCAGCGCATCTACGTTAAGCCAGGCTTTGCCCACATTCTCAATTCGCTGGAGATCGATCAAGCCATTCTTGACGAGTGCAATCTGCTTCGCATTCGCGTGGTATTCGAAACCGAGTTTCTGTGCTTCCGCTTCTTGTCTGGCGGAGGGATCGGCTGTTGCAAAGGCTGAGGCTTCGATGCTGGCAAGCTGGATTTGATGGACAAGCTTCTCAAACTCGCCTCCGATCTTCGCGTTTTGCAGATCGCTGTAAGCTTTGCGAAGATTGTCGATTTCCTTACTGAAGTTCTCTGGAGAAATGCCGGCTAGTTTCGCCGACGCTTCCAGATAGGGGAGGATCTTTTGCAGTTCTGCCTCATACCTGGCGGAACCAGAAAGCTGTGCCGCGTTTTGCGATAGTATTTCATCCGTGATCTTGTGCAGCTCTTCTGCATACTGCTGGGCGTGCATAAGTCGCTTCGCCTCTGCTGGGTCTTGTGGTTTATCCAATTCCTGTTGCGCTTCAATCCTTTGCTCCACAACCTGTACGGGCTGCCTAATGACGGATGCCTGGGCTTCGACTCCGTGCTCCTGTGTGAGCTTGTCAATTTCATAGTTGATACCTGATGAGGAGACGTCTCCCGTGGTCGCGATGTAATGCTGGAGTTCTTTGGCGACTGCTTTGAGTTTGGGGCTGATATTTTTCGTGAGCAGGGATTCCAGCACCATGTCGATCTGCTGCGCGGGTTTGAGAAGGAAGGAGAAGGCATCGCGCAACGCGGCCACGTCTCCCGGCAGGAGTTTGAAGTCGGCTCCCAGTTTTACAATCTCCGCATCCATCTTCGAATAGGTAAGCGTGCCGCCTTCCTCTTTAGTTTTGTCGAGAAAGGCCTCTAGTTGTGCAGTTGCTTCAGGCGGCAGAGTGGGTAGGGCGATTTTGGGCGCAGCAATCTCGGGAGCCGTGGCTTGCGTAGGAGTGGGAGTTTGCGCCGTGCCGACCGTGGGCGCGGGAATGTTTAAAGGCGCTGAGAACGTAATAGGAGGAGTAGTCAAATCTTCAATGGTCGGAGCGGGAACCTTCGGAAGTGTTGGAGCGGCAGCGAGTGGAATCTTGGGAGTTTCAACCGATGGAGCAGCGAGGTTCGGGACATTCGGGGCTTCCGGCGTTCCGACAGTCGGCGCGGGAATGGATATGGCTTCGGGCGAACTGGACGCAATTTCCACTCGGGGAGCGATTGTCTTTCGAAGTTCCGCGAGTTGCGCAAGCGCCTGTTCTTTGGCAGCGCTGGCAACGATGGGCGTAACGTTGAGTTTCACATTCGCCAGGGCCTTCCGAAGCTCTTCGACATCGGGAGGCATCAACTTGAAGTCGCTCGCCAGTTTTGCAATCTCGGCATCAAGCTTGGACAGGCTGATATTCCCGACCGTCCCTAGGTCTCTTTTCAGAGTGGCAATCGCTTGCGTTAATGCGAACGTCTGAATCTGAGGTGCAAACTGTTTATGCGCTATGGTTTCAAGAGCGGCATTCACATCCGCCAGATGCAGCGTGGGAACTACTTTCGGTTCAGCCTTGATATCTTGCAGGCCCAGCAGAGCTTGATGAAGCTTCGCAGCCTCTTCCGGCGCAAGCTTTAGATCCTTGGTGAGCCTCACGACTTCCGCATCCATCCTCGGAAACGCGGTCGGCCCATCCATGCGCTTCAGTTCGGATGACAATACAGAGATGGCACGATCCAGGTTCCCGGTCTGGACGGTGGGAACTAGCGGCGCCGCCAACTTCCGGAGCTTCGCCTCCGCTTCCGCAACCATCTCGGGCGGAATCGTAGCCGTGAATTTGATGGACTGCATCGGCTCGATGATGCGGCGGAGTTCGGCTACCTGCTCGGGAACCAGATGCAAATGGTCGGTAAGCGCGATGATCTGCGCGTCCAGTTTTTCCCAGGTTACGATGCCGCCAAGGCTATCGATTTGGGAAAGGATCTGTCTGATGGCTTCACTCAGGCCACTGGTCTGAATCGTCGGAGCCGGCTGCTTTTGTCCCAGGGCTAGGATATTGGCGTCTGCCTTTTCAATCGCCGCCGTCCGCACCGCCACGTCAACCGGCGTTAGGTGATTGATCGCCTGCTGGATCCGGTCCACGTCCGCGGGCAGCAGTTTGAAATCAGCCCCGAGTTTGACCACTTCCGCATTGAGCTTCGCCAGACTGATATCGCCCACCGATCCAAGTTCTTTTCGCAGGTTGGCGATAACCTGCATCAATGGGCCGATCTGAATCTGTGGAGTGAATTTTTGGTGCTCTACCGTACTGAGCGCGGCGTTGACATCGGCCAGATGCACGGATGGAGCCACCACCGGCGCGAGAGCGGCGTCCTTGAGAGGCAACAACGCTTGGTGAATCTTCGCGACTTCAGCGGGCGCCAGCTTCAGATCATCCGTCAGTTTCTTTACCGCCGCATCCATGATGGGCAATGCAGTATTTCCGTCCAGCGTGTGCAGTTCGGCATGCAATTCGGCGATGGCCTGTTTCATGCCGTCGGTCTGAATGGTTGGCGTGAGCTGCGTCTGAATGCCTAAGAGGTTGGCCTTCACTTTGGAAATCCCCTCGGACGCGCTCGCGGTTTGTGCAATGCTCACATTTTGCAAGGGGGCCAGCACATCGCGGATGGCTGAGATCTGCGCCGGCAGGAGTTTCAGATCGCCGCTAAATTGATTGACCTGCGCATCGAGCTTCGGCCAGGTGAGGTCGTCACCCATGCTCTTCATGTAGGCGCGAATCTGGTTGACCGCTGCCGCGGCGTGTTCGGTTTCAATCGTCGGCGTAATCTTTGGGTTAAATTGCTTGTTCACCAAAGATTCGAGGTCTCCGTCCACTTTCTTTCGAAGTTCAGGCGAAGCCACGGCAGGCGCGACCGTGACATTCAGGCCGTTGAGAACCTGCTTAATCTCCTCTACTTCGGAAGGCAGCAGTTTGAAGTCTTGTCCTACCTTGCGAATCTCCGCATCCAGTCTATCGAGGGTGATATTTCCCAGATCACCAAGGTCGGAATGCACCTTCGCAATCGCCTGCAACATCGGCGAAGTCTGAATCTGCGGGCGAACCTGCGTCTGCCGAATGGTATTGAGTCTCGCGTAAACGTCCGAGAGTTCGACCGTGGGCGCAACCGTCGGGACGATCTTCTGGCTCCCCATCGGCTCGATGATGCGGCGGAGTTCCGCGGCCTCCGAGGGCGCGAGCTTCAGGTGTTCCGTGAGCCGGGTAATCTCGGCGTCCATCTTGACCCAAGTTGCATTCCCTCCGAGCCTGTCCAGATCGCCGAGCAGTTCGGCAACCGCCCGCGTCATCCCATCGGTCTGCACGCGTGGGCCTGATCTGCTGCTTCTTTACTTCCTCAAGTGCGCTATAGACTGCGGGCAAGTTCGGAATGGAAAGCGATACCGTCGCCGCAGCGGTGAAGTTCTGTAAAGGTTTTAGAGATTCCTCAAGAGCCGCCACTTGCTGTGGGGCCAGTTTCAAATCTTCTGAAATTTTCTTCAGGCCGCCATCGATTTCCGAGAACGAGACATTCTTGGTCCAGTCGAAACCGGACCCAAGTCCATCGAGTTGACTGTGCAGTCGGGCGATAGCTTCCCTCATCTGCGAAGTCTCAATGCTAGGGGAAACCTGTTTATGGTCTAGGGTTTCGAGGTTGGCATAAACTGCCTGAAGCGACGCAGTTGACGGAGCGATCACCGGAGAGATCTTCTGATTCTCCAGCGGCGCGAGAATCGCCCGGATGGTGGAGATTTCCGCCGGCATCAGTTTCAGGTCGCTGGTTACCTTGGTTACCGCCGCGTCCACTTTGGCCCAGGTTACATCGCCGCCCATCGATTTGATGGCAGCTTCAATTTGATCGACCGCCGCAATAATTGCGCCGGTTTGTAGCGTGGGAGCGACCAGGGTAGGAGTGAGCCGCGCGTGACTGATCTTTTCGAATTCCGCATGCACGCCGGCAAGTACCTCGACCGAGGGCGGAATGAGCTTGGGCGCTAAAGTTATGCCCTGCATGGGCGCGATGGCTTGATGGAGTTTTTCGGCTTCAGCCGGGGCCAGTTTCAGATGGTCGGTGAGCTTTACGACTTCCGCATCCATCTTGTCCAAAGTAAAAGCCGTACCCAGCGTGTCGATTTGCCGCAGTAATTGCGCAACCGCCGCCATCATGCCGCTTGTATTTAGGCTGGGAGTGATTTGCTTTTCGAGTTCTAGGAGGTTGGCTTTGACCGCGGGCAAGGCCGCAAGGGATGGGGCAACCACCGGCGCATAGACTTTATTCGCGAGCGGCGCGAAGGCTTCGCGAATCTTGGCGATTTCCGGAGGCGCGAGTTTCAGATCCTCCGTTACTTTGGTAATCGCGGCATCGAGTTTCGCCGGGGTGACGTTACCGCCCATTTCTTTGATGGCAGCATCGATTCGATTGAACGCAGCGGCCAGCGGGTCCATTTGAACAGTGGGCCGGATCTGCTGGTGCTTCAGATTCTGTAATACCGCCGTGGCAAGCGCGAGCGGAGCGAGGGAAGGTGCGACAATCTGCGGGACAATCTTGAGGCCCTGTAAGGGTAAGAGAGCTTCGCGCAGTTTCGCCACGTCCGCCGGAGTGAGTTTCAGATGTGACGAAAGTCGTAGAACTTCCGCGTCCATCTGGTCAAAGGTGACATCGCCGTTCAGGGAGTGAATCTGGCCCAAGAGTTCGGTGATGGCCTGCTTCGCTCCTGCGGTATGAACGGTAGGCATCAAGGCTTCAAGATTCGTCTCCGCGCCCGAGATTCGCCCCAGATTGGCTCGCGCATTTTGAGCAGCTTCAGACTTCTGCTTGAGCTGATCATATGCCGCATCCATCTTCGCCATTTCGGCGGCTACTTTGCCATGTCCAGCCGCCTCTTCATTCAGTGCCGCAATTCTTTCTTTGATGGTCTTGTTGTATTCCTCTACGCTCTTGCTGGCTTCAGCAACCGCTTTGAAGGTTTGTTCGGCTAGGGCTGCGGCGCGGATTTTGGGAATACCGGCATCAAGGGCGGCGATGAATTTCTTATTGGCCGCAACCTTATCATTCATGTTCTCGAAATACTTCGTATCCTCTTCGGCAATGAAGTCTTGAATTCGTTTTTGCGCTTCGCCTGCAGCCGTGGCCAGAATCGTCTGCGCAGTTCCTTTGCCTGTAGCGGCAGCGGAAAGTTCGGCGGCGGCAGCTAGAGCTTGAGAAGATCCGACCAGGCGATTGATGCCTTCAATCTCAGCGCGAAGCTGATCGGCGTGCTTTTTTCCAAGCTCGATAGCATCCACTTGCGCTTTAGCTTTCGCTTCGTCCGCATCATGCTGCGCATCTTTTGCAATCTGATTCGCCGCGTCCAATCTGCGCTTGGCCGCCTCTAGGACTTTGGGGTCATCTTGGGCCGCATTCGCGCCAGCCTTCAGCGCTTCATTGCCCGTCAAATAGCGTGAGGGCGGAACGGTCGGCCCGGGAGCGGTAAGGCTCCATCCGACGTCGGCAGCAGCTCGTGCGGCCTTCGCCGTATCGTAAGCAGCTTGAGCCTTTCGGCGCTCCTCTTCGATGAATTTAGCGGCCTCATGGGTATGATCCGCTTCGTCTTTTCGCGCCATCGATGACGCCTTTTCCCGGAAGCTCTCTGTCTCGCTGTCAATTGTCTCGATTGCAGCCGTAGCGTCGCCCGTGGAAATCGAATGCCAAGCCTTCCCGAGCGCTTCCCACCAAGGCATCAGCGCGGCGGCCGCAACTTGTTGGCGATGCAGCGCCTGCGTGACGTCATCTACCTGCTTTGCGAGTTTCTCGATCGCCTCCGAATCGGCTTGGCGTCCTTTGAAGAATGCTGCGCCTTTCGTATCGCCCTGCAATTGAGCCATCTTGGCTCGCAGCCCATCCATCGTTCTTTCGTGGGAAGCATCGGCCTCTTCGTTAATTCGCTGCCCTGTCCGAACCGCTTCGTTGTACTCTTCCTGCTTCTTTTTGGCCTCTGCCATCTTCTGGCTGATGTGTTCCCCGAATTCGACAATCGCATATCCCAGAGCGCTGAAAGCAATCCCTGGAAGAATGCCACCCAGAGCTTTACCAAGCGCGGGAAAGGTTTCGCTTACGATGCGTGCGACCGGGCGGGCTACATGGATTCCTAGAGCTTCGTCTATGAGGCGAAGTCCTTCCTGTCCGTCTCTTCCTGTCTTCTTCCACTGGCGCGCCATTTCGGACGAGACAAAGCCGTTGAATCCTTGGACACCTTTCATTTTGTCCATGAACTCGCTGGGATCTAGTCCCAGCCGAGCGGCCATCGCGCCTACATTGAGAGTTGCCATAAATTAGTTTCTAGCTAAAATTGGGTGATGAGAAAAACGAGAGAGACATTCGAAAGTTCTTCGCGCGATACCTGCAATGAAGTCAAAGGCCAATACGTTCCGAGCAGGCACTCCATCGAGGAAGTTGAGGTTCTCGCTATCGTGGCCAAATGTCGAGAAATTGATACGGAGCTGACCATCGCTAGAGAGGCATTGGATCGCGCTATCACCATCGAACGGGAAGCGCAGAGCCACTATCAGCGAATATCCGATCAAAGACAAGCAGCCAATAGAGAATTGAATCGGCACGTTTTCGGGATTTAGTTTCGCTACCGTTTCACAGTCCGAGTCCGTCGAGTCTGCTTTCGATCACTTCCGCCATTTTGCTTACCGCTTCATCTTTGCTGCTATCGAATGCGGGTTTCAGCCACGGATAGGGCGGAGTGCTGAGATGTCCGTAGTCGCGGGAGGATGGCGTCGTATATGTATTCAGCTTCTTGCCTTGTTTGCGCAGAGCGGCCGCAGCACGGCGATAGTCCTGATTGTGGGTTAGTCCTTGTCCCGGCGCACGGTGTCCAACTTCTAGGAAGTAGCCATACACTCCAGGGTTCGTCGTTTGGTCCGCCGCTTTTACTTCACGATTCGAAGCTTGACGATTTCCGATTGGTCCGGTCTTCGAAGCGTAAGGTTGTCCGGATAAGCCAGAGTGTCGGGTTAAGTCTGGATTCCAGCCCGGCCCGATTAAGACATACTTCTCGCCGGCATTGAAATGACCTTGGCCCACTGGCGCGGAAGCTTGCTTGATTCGGGTAACTACCACAATATCGCCCGCCAGCATCCCGGTTAAGCGATGGACTTCAGCTTCAGCGCGCTTCTGGATCACCTTCCCGCCAGCCTCCAGCGCTTCGCGCGTGATGGGATTAGCCACCGCCATCGCGATCTTGTCCAGCCGCGCATTCAGCGTGGGCAGCCCGTTCATGGAGAAAACTGCATTCATAAGGGATGAGGACTTTAGACCCTAGAGTTTTGAAAATCGTTGACTAGGCCTCAGAAATAGAGGATAGTTTCGTCCAAATGGCAGCGAAGGAGCATCAGTTTATGACGAAGACTGTTCGAAACGTTTCTGTTGTTATCGCTGGCATTGTGGCTATTTTCGTCGTGGTCATGTTAATAGCCGCAGGTCAGGAGCCCAATCCAAACGCCAATCCTGCCTTCGTTGAAGCGCAGCGGCACATGCAGGAAGTCATCGACAACCAAAATTTCGAACATCAGCGTGTAATGCGGGAACTAGAAATCAGATACGTAAACGCGAAGTTTAGCGATTCCGAAGGCGATCTCTTCTATAAATGCACCAATGAACCGCCCCCAACCCATAAGGCAAATCAGGAGCGATGCCAAAACCTAATGGCTCGCGTCAAACGCGCCCATGAAGCGGACGCCAAAGCGGATGCCCGCGCAAAAGCAAATTGGTAGGGTTAGTGCTTAAAACTCTTCGGCGCCTTCATCAACCGTTCCTTAAACGCCGCCAGCTCTTCTGCGGTAGGCACATAGTTTCTTTCTTCTTCTTCCTCCACCAATCGCTGCATTCGTTCTTCCGGAAGCTCAGGGAGGAAGTCTTTCGGGACTAATCCTTCGGGAAGTTTATCCCGGTCGAGGTGCATTCCTGCCGCATTCCAAACCTCCGCGCAGACCATTGCTGGCCCATGTAATGCTTTTCTGTCATGCACCTGAAGCCGCCGCATCAGGAGTTCGAGTGCCGCTGGAATCACGCTCAGAAACTCATCATCGCCCAAACCTAAATCGGTTCGAGCGATGGCCCACAGTTTCCCGATACTGATTTCAGAGGGTAGCTTTAGGCCGCCGGAGTTGCCGGCGTCTGGGCGTTTGGGTCCGCACCTTCCATCTCGGACGCTTCAAATTCCGGAGGTGCGATCAGATGGCCTTGCAAGGCTTTGGCGATGGCAACGGTTACCACGTCGGCGTTTTGCAGATCGACCAGTCGACCGAGTTCGTGCCGCGTGACTGCTTCTTTATAGAACTGCTTCCCGTTTTCCTCCGTGAAGGTATGCAGTCCGACCCAGAGCGCCAGTAAGAGTCTTTCGGGATCGCGCTCGCTCGACATCTTTCGCCAGTTGTAGCGGTCATACAAACTGTCGCCCCGTCCGGCATCTTCATCGAGTGTAATCTTGAGTTCGGCGGCCTCGTCGAGCAGTGTGTCGAATTCGAGAAATTTTCCCTGGTCCCACGCCTCGCCTTTTGGCGGACGCATTTGATCCGCTTCGAGCATCAGCTTCTGCCAGAGGGATTTCTTGGACCGTCTTTCTTCGGTCGTTAGGGCTGGGCGATTCTTGGCGCGCTCCCGATCGAGTATCGCCGTTTGCTTCTGGTAGAGAATCACCGCCTGCATGGGGTAGCGAGCGGATACTCTTTCTGCTTCCCCGGCTTGCCAAGCTTTACCGTGACTGGTTCGCCGGTGATGGCTTCGATCAGAGCTTGATTCATAGGGTCACTTCTTGGGCGCTGCTGCGGGCTCAGGCGTAGTTTGTGGCTTCACGCTGAGATCTTCAAGACTGCATTGCACGTTTGGCCATTTATTTTCTTTTTGCGCTTGCGTACATTGTGCGCTGAATTTTCCCAGCGCTTCATTCAGTTTGTCCTGCCAGCGAAAGACTTCCTGCCGAGTTGCATCGAGGTGAGCCTTCTGCAGTTCGGTGAGTTCGTAGGAAGGCTGTTCCGGCTTCGTTTGGCTAAATGCGCCAAGTCTGAAGAGAACCACGATGGCAAGAAAATAAAAAAGGCACGAGAACAAAAAGGCTCGCAGAAAGGTTCGCATGGAACGAATCTTAGCAGGAGATGGGCGGACCTGTATCTGTGGTCCGCCCCACCCAAAGACAACCGCCGAAAACTACTCGGAAACTGCCCCGCCGCCAAGTGGAGTCAGGGTCTCAACTCCGTAAACCATAATGCCAAAGCCAAACATGTTGGCCTTGTAGCGATCGACCTTCGCTGCGGAGAACTCTTCCACATAGCAGAGTCCGGTGAATGTCGATCCATCGACCAAGGTCACCTTGAAGCCCAACTGCGTGAGCGCCTGCATGTAGCCCTGAAGCGCGGTGATGCCCGCGTTCTGCGGATCGTAGACGCCTTCTCCGCTCCACTTACCGTTATCGACTACGATCGGCAAGGGGAATTTGTTCACGCCCGGACTGTCGAGACAGGTGATGTCATCGAAGTCCACTTTTGCGTTCGTCTTCTCGAATTTTTCGAGTTGAGGAAGCAGTGTGTAGGCGCCGGTGAAAGGCGTGAGATTGAAGCCAATCGTGGTTCCGCGCCCCTGATATCCAACTGGATTTGCCATTGGGTGTTTCTCCTTTTGTATTTTGTATTGATGGGTGCTACAGAAAAAATCGGATGGAACTAAAAGCGAGAGTTAAAACGCGCCGAAGACCAGCGGATCAAACGTGGCCGCGTCGAAGGTTCCGAGCGGACTTGTCATGCCGCCGGTCAAGCGCAACTTGCCGCTGAACGTATAAGCCTTATTCCACTTGGCGACGAAGGCCACGATCTCGCTTACAAATGCCTGAAAGTAAAAACTGCTGCCGTCAATCAGCGAAGCCCACCAGTAGACGAGCGTCATATTGCCGTGAAGCTGCAGCAAGGTCAGGTAAGACAGATCTTCGGGATTGAGCACGCCCGAAAATGAGATTTCTCCCGCATCGATCTGCACCGCAAGAAATTGCGCGAAGTTGCCGGGCGAAGAAAGATTCGTTTGCTCGATAATCGTCTGCTTCGATCCCGAGGGTTCAAACTGCTGCAGTTGTGCAAGAACCGTAAACGTTACATTGTCGAGCGAATATTCCAGCAATGTGCCTCGGCCGGCGTATCCAACGGTGAGAGGAGGGGCCATGATTTAGGAAGAAAGGTCTTCAAACCAGATGGTAAACAGCAGCATTCTTCGATAGACGTAACCTTCGCCGCCCACCTCAAAGTGCGCATCGTATTCGTCATCGATGCGAAGGTCTTTTATCAGCGTGCCATCCGGAAGTGCAGCATTCCCGGTGCAGAGTCCCATGATCTGCAAGCGCAATTCTTTCGAGAGCCGCGCCGCGCTCAGATAGCCGGAGGGATTCGCCGGATTCGCCGAACTGTCTTGCGCGACCGCCCCGAACTGGAAGCGCGCCCACTGCAAGACTCCCGGCTGTGCAGTCCGCGGATCAAACGAGTCCACTTCATCCATGCCCTTCAAGCGATCGAGAATAATTCCCGGTAGGGTCGGTGTTTTCGGCAGAAACGAAAAATAAAAGGCGCTATAAGTTTTGGCCGTCTTTTCTTGAGCGCTTTGTCCAAGCAACGGCTGAATCGCAGCGTTTGTAATCGCCCAGGTGTAAAGTCCGCTTTCGATCATCCGCTTACTCCACCAGCAGGCAGGGCACGGTGTTCGAGCCCGGAGAATCGGCGGAACTGGAGTACGTTGTGGGCGAATTGCCTCCGGAAGAAATACTTACTCCCCCGCTCCCTGGCCAGTAAAACATTTCGCTCGATGCGTTCGACGCAATCTCCGCGCAGTACGCTCCGCCCGAAGTGCAGCTTGAGGTGAACATCACGTAATAGCGCCCCGGCTGGAGTACGGTTGTTCCCTCGTACCAGTTCAAATGCTGCCAGCCATTCGCCGGCGCGAAGGTGGTTCCCGGCTGTCCCGTCGAGGCGCTCGATCCGGTATGCAGTAATCGGTTTTCAGTCCCGCTCGGCGCGCCCTGATAAACTGCCAGATCGTATTCGTTGCCGGTATTGTCCGAGTTGGTGACGTCGTAAAAGATCTTCGAGGTGCTGAGTGGAAATTCGAGCGTGATACCGAAGACGTAGCTCTTGTTTGCGCTTGTAATGGTGCCGAGACTTCCGCCCGAGCAATTCGGCGCCGTCTCCCAGGGAAGGGTTGTGTAGGGTCCGGCCAGCACGCCGGAATCCTGCTCCGCCGCCGTTCCGCTCGCACTCACATAATTGCCATTGGTCAACGTGCCTGTAGTCGGAAAGCTCGGGCAGCTCACGGTCGTAATCGTCAAATCTCCCGAAGGCATCCGTGCAGAGTGGAATCGAAGATCCTGCCACCGTTCCAGCCGCCATCAGGTTGCCCGAGATGGCACTCGTAATCCCGGTGAATCCAACCGTTGTCGAGCCCAGATAAAGGCCCGTCCCGATGTAAACATTCTTCGGACGATAGGCGGCCAGATCGAAGTCATAGGTATTGTCCGCATAAAATGCGAAGGGCATCCCGGTCACCCGGATCACGCCGTTCGAACTGCCCACATTCACGAAATCCACTTCCCCGCCAAAGGTGCTCGCGCCCGCGTTGACATAAAGCGACGGCACATAACTGCCGGTGAGTGGAGAGCTTTCGGAACTGACGGCCGAGGCGCCGCCGCCGCCGAAACTGATTAACCCGGCGGCTCGCGGCGAAGTGGATCCGCCGGCGCCCGCTTGCACGTAGATATTCGAGCCGGAGCCCGTAGTCCCGTATCCCGCCTGTCCGATCAGGTTGATATTGCCTGGAGTAGCGCCGACCGCGGAAGTTGAGCCGGGTTGGACATAAATCGATCCCGGGGTCTGCGAGGTGCTCGTATAGGCATTTCCGCCAAGAACATAGCTGCTGGTCGGCGAATTCCCGCTAGTTCCGGGAAATCCCGAGATGGTCATGTTCACGCCGGTTGCGGAGTAGAGCGCCGTATTGATGGCCACGCCGGACAAATTCGAGAGCGCCACATTGACGTAGCCGGCGCTTCCGGTCGAGGTCACCCACTGCCCGGAATTGGTGCAGGGATTCGCATTGCAGATATAAAGAGTCGGCGTCCCGGACGTCAGTTCGAACTCGCTGAATTGCTCCGCACCCGAGGGAAGCGTTGAGCCATGCGCAATCCGTGTCGCGAGGCCCGGAGTCTGTCCGAAAGCCGCTCCGCCGAGACACAAAGACGCAGAGAATGCCAACGCCAATATGAACGCGACCGATGCGATGAATGTGGGTTTCATTTGGGTGTGTGCTATCCTCTGTGTCTTTGTCTCGCGGCGGCCATTGCAGTCTTCCGAAAATAGCGCATTCGCCTCTTCTGGCAGACGAGTCCGGCTCGGATGAGTTGAAGCGTGGACATTCTCAAGCGGCCTGTCCTCCAAATGCGTCCCAAGAAGTACCATTCCAGGAAAACTCGGCCCACTGTCCCTGCTGGGTAAGCGAATAGGAAGAGGCGCCACCAATGAGTGCGCCATTCAGATCAGCGAAGTTCACGGCTCCGGCGGCGGCATCGGCTTTGATTGCCTTATAGACTTGGCCGACATAGAACGTCCCGCTGGCCCCGCTTATCGAACTGAGTTTAGGAGTGAGTAGCAACGCGATGCCGCCACTTCCGCCGATCGCTCGGATGAGGTCAACCGTTGTGGGAACGGTTCCACTCGCGGAATAGTTTGACGTCACATAGCCCACCGGCTGAATATCATTCCACTGCTGAGAGCCGATGATGCCAGAAGCAGAAGTAGCGGCTGGCTTCGTGGACAAGGAACTGTGCCAAGCTCTCATGAGTTTTCCCCTGCGTTCTGGCCAATTTCAGCGCAATAGAGATCCAGAAAGACGTGCCGCCGGTCTTCATCCTCGATGTAGTTGATCTGCCACATTTCCTGCTCGAAGCTGACCTGCATATTGAGTTCAACTCCGGTCTGGTAAGGAATGGTGACAATCAGTTCGACGGCCTGCGCGATCTGGTCCGCCTTGTCGAGTTCTTCGCCCTTGAGTGAGCGAATATCCGCCCAGGAGGTAATCCACGGGCTGGGTGGGATGTTTCCCCCATCCGCAGCCCGCGAACCCAGGGTGTAGAGCGTGACCTGGCGCGACATTCCGCCAATCGTCCGGCGCGCCGAACTGAGCCTGCGAAGGACCATTTGGGTTACGTCGATTCGCTGGAATGTCCGCGCCGCGGCTCCCGGCGGCTAGGATGCCAACGGCCGGTTAGCCGCCATCCCGCCGCCCCGGAGAGCCGAGACACGTTTACTGCAAGCCGCCTACTGGTAGCGGAGGACGGCCACTTTCACCAGCGCAGAACTGGTAGCCAAGTACACCACGCTTCCAGCCTGAATCCAGCCCGTGAGAAGTTTCATTTGAACGGCGGAAATACCGCTAGTGCCGCCGCTCGCGACGGGAACGGTATAGCTTGTGAGCGAGGAATCGGTGCGGCCGATCGTATCTCCCGTGGAGGTGATGGTGACCGTGTGCGTGGCTGTGTCGGTATTCGCGAACAGCAGAATTTCCTGTCCGGTGGCAGCAAAGGAATTGCCATTGGAGGCGTCCATCGCGGTGAGGGTGATGTTAAGGTCGCCGGCGGTGACGGCGTAATTGTTTTCTTTCAGCGTAATCGGGGTAAGCACGGTCTGAGACATGAGTGATTTCTCCTGGATTTATGGTTTGGGTGAAACTTTTGGCAAACTTTTCGGAACTTCTTTACGGTGTCGGGCAGTAATCGTAGATGGTGACTTCGCCGAGCATTTCTTCAAGATGCTGGGGAACTTTATTGACCGATCCGCCTACGACGGGCTCGCGGTTGTAATACCAGTGCGTGACCAGGGCTTTTACAAAGCGATTCACGGTTTTCGGCAATGTCAGATCAATGGTGACCGCGGCTTGCTGTTCCGGGGAGTTCGGCAGCGCCAGTCCGGTATCGCCCAGCGCGTTGTAGGCTCCCAAACACCTCCACGCACCCATGAGCCCGTTATCCGTGGTCAGGCCGCCCACGGTCTGCGACCAGGGTAAAGGCTCCATGCCGACTACCTGCGAGGAGTAGGGAACGATATTTTGGCTGATCAGCGAGGCCACGTTGAGCAATTGCAGGTTCGAATTGAAATCGTTGATGACGTAGGCATTTTGCCCGCGTAGGGCACGCCGGGCGCCCAGAAGCCGCGGATCGGTCCACAGTTCTGCCAGAGACAGCCGCCATCTGATACCGTTCCCCCGATTGCGGTTGGCCATGCCGGCGGATTGTCTCCCGAGGCGGTAGAAGGCGTTCCCGCATTCATCTGCACTTCGACATTCGAATTCGGGTCGATCAGGTAGCTGTATTGTTTGGTTGCGATGCTGGGCTGCCAACTGGGATTGATCGATTCGGTTTCCGTTTCCGGCTCCGCGGTTGTGGCTCCGGAGACGCTGTCGGAGTTCGGCGCATAGCCTGCCGTGAAAGAAATAGCGATTGCCGCCGGAACGTGAAGCGTTAAAGGCCAGATGGTGTAGGGAACCGGACGAATTCGGCCCGGCTTGCTTGCGATGTCGACAACGAAGTCCTGGCCCGGATTGAGGGTATAGGGCCTGCCATCTGTGCCGATAAAGACGATGCCCTTGACTGAAACCAATGGCGGACGTTTAACCGTGATTTCGCCATGCCATTTCTGATGCCGGTCATAACCGATCCCGCCGTAGCCTCCGCTGCCTGAGCCTCCGCCCGGATTCGACCCGTAGTAGTCGAATTCCCGTCCGCCCCATGCCGGAAAGTGATCCAGATATTGCACGAAGGTCGATCGCACCAGAGCGCAGTTCGAGAGCAGTTCCGCCTGCATGCGTGCTTCCGAGATCAGGTCGGTAATGTCCGCATCGTCATTGACCACTGAGGCCGGAACTTTCAGCCAATTTTTCATGGCTGCGAGCGTGACCGGCTCTTCCGTTGCCGCGATCGTGTTGGTGCGGACCAGGGAATTCATAGCGGGAACTTCTTCTCAAAATCGGCGAGCAGCTCATCGTCGGTCATGGGACAGATCACTTCCGCGAGCGATGGAAATGAGGAATCGGCAGGCAATTCGCACTGCTTCCGCGGCGGATTGGAAGAGGATTTTTCCATGACCGGAAAGAGTTCAAGTTGTTTTGGAACCACAAAAGCATTACCGGGACTTTTTGCGGACGACCGGAGGCGCGGCGCGAGTCACTTGATTCAGGCGCGACATATTCTCGGAGCCGCCGCGCGTAGATCGACATTTCCCACAGGTACAGACGCACAGGGGCAACAGTAGGCAACAGACGCTTGCGGCCTTTGGTACTTCGCGCACCGCCAGCGGATTCGGCCCGTTAAAGTCGATGGGCAACGCTTTCGCGAACTTAATCAATTCCATTGCCGTGACAAAGGGAACATCTTTGATCTGGCCTTTATCCCGGCCATCGGTCATACGGATGTAGGTCATCGAGGGAAATTCCTTCCTTAGTGCCCAGCTCCGCCGTAGTGTGCAGAAACCAGCGCATTGATCTGCGTCTGTTCGAGCGGGGCCATAATGGTTTGCTCGGAATAGGTTGTGGGATGAATGCCATCGGCGTTGAAATACGTTGCATTGCTGTACGCCCCATCCGCTCCCAGATTGGCGTTCCCTGCGATATCCGCAAGCCCGTCAAAGGTTCCGGACCAGTTCGCATAGATCAGTGTGTTCAGCGCATCGCGACAAGTGTTATAGCCATTTAGGCTCGGCAGGGTCATCACGATAGCCTTGAACCCTGCGCTGTGTGCAGCCGCTGCGATGCTGGCTAGATTGCTCCATGCCGTTGATGCCGATACGCTTTGCAAACAGTCATTTGTTCCACCGAGGACGGTATAGATGTTGAGGCCGGAACTCGCCAAGGGTGCAACGCTGGACGAAAACCCCGATAGAATCTGTGCCGTCGTGCGTCCGGGCGCTGCGACGTTGTAGGATTTCCATCCTCCCGCGAACACGCTCAGGAAATCAGGATAGGGAGTGGCGAATGAACCTACCGTGATTGAGTCACCGTCATAGACACTAGCCCCCACATTCGTCGAATCCGGCCCATCAAAGCGCCTCCAAATCCGGGTAAATGCTGTAAGTGGGTGATCCAGAGCTACACGTACCCTGCGCGTAGGTCGTCGAGAACTGCACATTGGTGGACGCCTTCGCGCGGAATTGGATCGTCGCGTTGCCTACGTTCGCAACCGTCGGCGTAGAAGTGGAGAGCGGAACGTTCGCGCCCATTGCGGTACCGCCGCTCAGGAGAACGGGCACGACATAGGTATAGGCGGTTCCAGTGATGGGATCGGTGTAAACGATGTTGATGGCTATGGAACCTGCGACGGAGCAGGTGGCTCCCGCCGCCAGTTGGCCGACATAGGCATTGAAGCGATAATTCCGGTCCGCCGCTCCATTGGCAATCATCGTAGTTGCCGAGATCGAGGCCGAGGAGGAAGTCGTCGCGGTATTGTAAATCTGCGTCGGCGTGCCAATGCTGACCGCTGTAAAGCCGCCGGCTGCTACCGAAGTCCCTGTGTTGATGACTCCAGTGTTCAGCGTGCCCAAGGCGTTGCAGGAAGTCGTGCCCACTTCGAAGACGCTAGCACTGGCGCGGCAGAGATAGGTGTCATTGAACGTGGAGAAATCGGACCAGCGAATGGGACTGGTACTGTAGAGCGTCATTCCAGTGGCGAGGGCGCCGAAATAGGCAATCAGATTTCCGTTCGAATAAAGGCCAGCCTCTGACGTTGAGGTGCCCACTGCTCCCATGCCAGTTTTTGTATCTCCCGTAAAGGCATAGTACGGAGTTGAGCCGCCGTTGACCGCTGTCCCGCTGTTTTGCGGCACATTGAAGCCGTTGCTACACACGACAGCGTTTGTCGCCGTTCCTGCCACTGCCGGCGCCGTGCAAGTCGCGGTGCCGCTGGTCAGCCCGGCAAAGCCCAGGATGCCGCCGATCGTGCCTGCCAGACCGATATTTACCTGCCCATTCACGCCCGCCGTTCCAGAGCCAGACTTCGCTCCGCCTACTCCGGGGATAAGATTGATACTTCCGCCTGCTCCGCCGCTGGCGTTTGTGCCGCCCGATCCTGATCCGCCTGCGCCCGCCGTGTAGGAAATATTTCCGCCTGCTCCCGCCGTTGTGGCTGATCCCGTTGTTGCTCCTCCAGTCGGCGCCATGGCGTTGAATAAAGTTCCAGGTGCTGTGCCCGTCCCGGAAGAAGTAGAAGCCGGAGCCGTGCCCAGGAAGGTATAGCCGTACCCCGCTGATGCGGTAAAAGAAACGTTAGTGTTGGTCTGCGGCGAACCGATGGCGTCGAGGGTTGGCGTGCAGCTTGCTCCCAATACGCAGTTTGCCCCGCCTACCGTTGTGCCGTTATTCTGCAGCATCGAATTGGTAACGGTATCGGTCGGAATGCTCGCCTGGATGTTCGAACCGGCGGCCACGAAGTTGATGATGTTTCCGCCAGTGCCATTCTGGAAGTTTGGAACGGCAATATTGGATCCCCCGTTGACCGTCACTCCGCCCGAGCTGCAGGTAATATTGAAAACTCCGCTGGTCAATGTCGCCGTGCAGCCTGATACAAAATTCAGCACCCGCTGGCCGGTCACCGTACCCGCAGATGTGCCATTATTCTGCACCGTCAGCGGTCGGCTGGATGAGCCCGAGATTTGGGCATGGCCGCAGACGCTCACGAATAGGAGAGCGAGAACCGCCGACAGTTTTTTCATTGCGCCGTCCATGCGATGGATGCCCCGGTAGTCGAAGCGATCAGGTAAAGAAGGTTGGAGTTATTCACTTGCCAGCAGTAGAAATCACCCGCGTTCAGGGGAAATCCGGTTGAGGTTGTAATCCCGGTTGCGCCCACATAGACGGGAATTGTGTTAGCCGAGAGTGCGGTAATGCAGACTTGATGCGTCGAATTGGAGGCTAATGCGACCGCTGAGGCTGTGGCGGCTACTTGGCCGGAAAGCGGTGACGAACTAAATCCGGATGGCTGAGTGGGAGTAGTCGGTGCCGTCGCGATACTGACCGGCTGCGTGGCCTGGTAGAAAGTGCCGGTCACCGGAATCGCTGATTGATCGCTGGCCATGACAAACGGAGAGGAGTTCGCCATTGTCGCTTGACCATTGGCGTTTCCCGCACTGCATCCCGTTTTGCAGTTCACTTCGACGTAATTGCTGCCATCGACCGGCGAGGTAACTGTGACTGAGCTTCCCGCTCCCGCCGCCTTGCTATCGGTATAGCCGTACAACACAACGATGACCGAACCGGTTCCGGTAATGGTCGGCGTGATCTGCCCGTAAGCCGAAATTCCTGCAGTCGTTGACGTGACATACGATCCCGCCGTGGCGCAGGAGCCAATGGTCGCCGCGCTCAAAATGCCGCCGATGGATGGAGAAGAGAGGGCACCGGTGCCGGCTACGACGCTGGTCGCCGAATCAATCGAGAGCGTGCAGGCGCTGACCGTGCCCACTGGAACCCAGGTCAGGCGGTAATAGCTGAGTCCGCGGACGTCAAAACCCGGCGTGGCCGTCGAGGAAGAATTGAACTTCCAATCTCCGCCTAACTGCCAGGGCATGCCTGCGGTTTGCTGCAGATGTCCTTCGCTTCCGATAATCTGCGCCGAGGCTCCGACTGCATAAAGCAGCGCACAAAGCAGCGCAAACAGGGAAATGGCGAATAGCTTCCGGAATTTCTTCATGGGGAAGAATCCTTTCGAGAGGGAAAAAACTCCCAACTCAACCCAGCGAAAATAGGAGGTGTGATTTCCCGCCGGGTTGAGTTGAAGAGGTGTTACGTGGTGACGGTTGGGCTGCCCACGCCGGCAAAGCGCGCGCCGGTCAATACGACGATGACGCTAGCCAGATCGACCGCGGACGGTCCATTGATGGTTACGCCCAGATAGGAGTCGACGCCGAGCGAGCCGGCAAGAGCGCTACCCACCGAGGCCGATTCCAGCTCGTTCGCGTCAATCTCGATCACGATCAGCCCGTTCGGCGGAAAGTTCGTGGATGCGAGCGTGATCCCGGAAGCGGTTGCGGCGGTGATCGAGCCGAGAACGTCGTTTCCTGCTCCGCCTAACGCCTGGAAGTAATAGTTAAAGGGAATTGCCGTGGCGCCAGTGCCAGCCGCAGCCGAGCACAAGCTCAACGTCAGAGTGGAGGTGTCCTGCGTGGCTTCCGCGCCCGCAGCGATGATGATGCTGGCGTGTTTGTAATTCTTCATGGAGAAAGCGGGATTGATAAGCCCGGTTCCGCCAGAAATACTCTGCGGCGGCAGGATCACTGCAATATGGGCCGCTTCGGACAGATTGAAACCGTTCATGGGGATCTCCTCAGATCAGATTTTTTTTGGGAAGCGATGAACGACAGCGGGGCCAGCTTCGATGCTTCCACCGGCTGTGTGGAGTTATCGGCTAGAACCGGAGGCCAATCCGACGAAGGGCGAGAGTGTGGATCCGCCATTTTTCGGAGTGAGGGGCTTTGTTCCAAGTGGTCTGAGCGTCCACAACGATATGTGAATCGGAATGCCATTCATTTTGAACGAACCTGAACGTGCATGGAACTTGCCACTTCCGGCGCGCCCTTGTCGGCGAGCAGCATCTGGCTCATGTCGGCGAGCACGATATCTCCCACCGTGCCCAAAACGGCGTTGTGCTCTGTGGGGATCACCGGCAGGCCAAGCAGTTCGCCATATTGCCCATACAAAGGGTTATCCCCGGGTGGGTGATACAGCAGGATCACTGCGGATCCGGTGCTCGATCCCGTCATCTGCATGCCGAAGAGCTGAGGAATTACCGTCTGGTCGATGAACCAGGCGGCTGCCGGTAGTCCGCCCGCAGCGCCCGCGGTCAAATTCTCCGTGCTGATCGAAGCGATGTGATTCTTGCAAGCCAGGATGCCAGAAGCGCGCCCACATGGCGAGTACATCGGTCGTGTTCACGACGTTTGCGGTGCCCCCAGGGATTGAAGTGACAGAAACGCCTGCGAGTTGAAGATTCCCGCCGGCTGTCCGGCGCCCGTGCCGTTGAAAATTGCGTCTTCGACGCGGAAGGCAAGTTCTGTCGGCATGTTGTTCATGATCCATGCTTCGAGAGCGGCCGCATCGGCAAGCAGTTCGTCCGTGGCAAACACCAGGGCGGTCAGCTTGTTCAGGAACAGTTCGATCTCGCGGAACTTCGGACGGGTATACATGAAAGTATCGGCTTCATTCGCCCAGAAGGCTAAAACGCCGCCCATACGTGACCCATCGGCCCGCGAATCTTCGTCGACTACTCTCAACTTGAGACGGTTGGAATTGGCTGAGATTGGCTGCCGTTGGCAACGTCGCGTGATCTCACCCGTCAAATACGTCCGCTGGTAGATTCGCTCGGAGGTATCGGCTCCGACCAGAAATCCGCCTTCCGAGGGAACCGCTTCGTTCATGGCGCCATCGCTGCCACCGGAAGCCAGGAAGTTGCCCTTCGCATCGAAGTCTCCGAAGACTCCCGTCAAGCGGGGATCAACATAGCCGCTACGCTCGGCGCGTGCCACAGCCTGAAGCTGCTGCGCAAAGCCTTTGGCCCAGAGTTTCCGTGAAGTCTGCTTGGCACTGGGATCAGGATTGCCATCGCCCTTATCTGTGACGATGATTGCGCCCATGTTGCGTTCGCGTTCGAGCTGCGCTGCTACCTCATTCAGCATGAAGTCCTGCATGCTGAGAGCGGCCTTGAGCGGCTTCATTTTTTCCGTATTGGCGTTGAACTGGCCGCTTTCATCGGCCGTCAAATCTCGTTTTGCCTCTTCTGCCGTGTCCAGCAGGGTTTGTTGCGGCGGCAATCGATGCCCGAGATTCGCTTCTCGATCTTCGATCTTGCGCTGGCGGATCGCGTCAATACTGGTGGTCTCATGGTCACGATCTCCTGAATGGATTTGGGGTAGTGCTTGAGACATTTGCCGGGAGACCATCAGTCAAAGGAATGAAGCCGTCCGGTTTCGAAGCTTGGGTAGAAATAAGAAAAGGCCCGCAAAGGCGGACCTCTCAGAACTTTTTTAGAAATTCGAAAGCGATTTAGAGCAGGGCCAACTGTCGGCGGCGGTGCTGGATCGCGGCGAGATAATCGCCAGCCACCGCTTCAGTGGTTTTCTTCTCTTCCGCGTTGAGCGGCGGATTGGCCAGTGCTTTGCCCGTCGTATTCTTGAAATCACAGGCTTTGCAGGCATCACAGGCGCAGGCGCAGCCCGAAGCTCCGCAGCCACACGCCTTACTTCCTGAGCAGGCTTTGCAGGCGCTGCAGGCGTTTTCGTTCATATCGTCATCCTCGTCGTCATCGGGATTCGGCTTGCTGGCGGAAATAGTTGCACCCGCTTCGGCTCGCGCTCCCGAGACTCTTTTCTTCGCACCATACTTCTCAAGCACGTCATCCAGTGTTCCCGTCCGGTCGGCGAGGTTCGCTTTCACCGCATCTTGCGCTAACAGGCTTCGTCCCTGTCCCATGCCGTCTCGCACCGCCGCCTGGGAGACTCCGCGTTGTTGTCCGACCGCTTTCACAAACATTCCGTACACGCTATCCACTTGGCCCTGCAGGAAGTCTCGCGCTTCATCGGTCAGGGGTTGTGAGGGATGCCCTTCTGCTTTGAACTTTCCCGCCTTCAAAATACTGATCTTGATGCCTTCCTTGGCCAACGCTTCCGACTCATCTTGCAGCATCATGTAGACGCCGACACTTCCACATTGGCCACTGGGAGTGCAAACTACTTCGCTTGCCGCCGAAGCCAGCCAATAGGCCGCGCTGCAGGCCATTGCGTTGCAGACCGCGGTAACCGGTTTCACCTTGCGCGCGTTATAGATTTCTTGCGCCAACTCCATCACGCCCTCGACTGAGCCGCCGGGCGAATCCACATCGAACACGATCGCTTTGCAGTTTCCATCCTCGAGCGCCTGTCGGAATTGTGCGGTAAGAGCTTGGATTGAGCCGCCGCCCGCCCCGGAGATTTCGCCCATCATGCTCATGCGGTGGGAGATGATTCCGGTCATGGGAATAACAGCCACGCTTCCGGGCGCTGCGGCATTCCGTTTTCCGGCAGCCTGCATAGATAAGGGTTCGCCGTCCAGGGCGAGATAGCGTGCTTCGATTTCGTCATGTCCCAGGTAGCCCGAAGCTGCGTTTGCGGCTGCGATGCGCTCACGAATTTCTTCGACGGACCACTTCACGCCGGAAGACTGTTGGCACAGCAGATCTTGCATGGCCCTGAGCGTTTCTTCACGCAGAGCCCAAACTCGGCGATAGGCTTCAGTAACGATGCGGGAATATTTCATCATGTGAGGTCAACTCTCTTAGAACTTGCAGTCCTTGGCGTGCTTGTAGCGTTTTCTCATGTTCCGGAAGCGCTTGCCACAGAACGAGCAAACACATTTTTGCTTAGTCATAATCTTCGGCATTTCCCTTTATCTGAACCGCGGCTACAGCGATTTCTAGATTGTCCTGATTCCACACCAGTTTTTGCGCGACCAGATAATTTCTTACTTTGGCTGCGAATTCAGCGCTTCGTGGAAGGTGCGGATGGGCATCAATAAACTTAGTTTCTTCCCGCATGGCCCGAATCGCCGCTTTGTCGCCGCCTAAAAGTGCCGCTAAACGTTCAAAGTCCACGCTCCCGATCTGTCTAAGGCGGAGAGCCATTTCATAATCAGTCAGAGGCATGGGAGCAGACCTAGCCATTGTGGGATAAAGCGAGTTCGGCAAGCGCTGGCGCGTCTTCGCCAATCTTCTCGATCACTTCAAAAGTTTCGTAGCGCTTGGCGGTCAGTACGGTTAAAGCACGTCCGGTGCAGTAGGCTTCGGCGGCTTCCTTCGAAAGAAGCATGGTTTCGGCCACGATCGGACTGAGATCACGATAGAATTCGTGAACTCCAGCCTTGAATTTCTCGAAATCCGCACCCGATTTGCTGGCAATCTGCCGTAGATGTTTTGCCTCTCGTAGCGTGATGCGATCAGCCGCATTCAGTGCATAGGCTCGTACTCGTTGCTGGATTACTGCGGCATTTTGCTGGTCTTCGGCTGGACTGTCATTCTCTG